TTACCACTCCCCTCGCCGGGCAAAGTCAGCCGCGACGTTGGCGTAAACGAGAGCGCCGAGGATCTCCCGATAAGCGCGATCCGGAGGCATTTGCGCCGCCTCCATCATCTTCTTAGCCGCCTGGAAAATCAGACCGCCCTTGCCGACGTCTGCGCCCATCCCGCGAACAATCGTATAGATCGGTTGATCGGTCAGGGAGTTTCCGTGACCGTGGCGCTCGTCACCTTTTCCTTTGAGGCATTGGTCGACCGCATCGCGAAAGACCGCCATCAAAGCGTCTTCGTCGCCCTCGTATTTCGGGAGCTCGGAAAAGACGTCAGCCGCCGTAGGGACCTCGCGGGTGGTCATAACGTAGACCGAAGCCTCTTCGTCAAAAGCCGCGAGAGTATCGTCGTCCATCTTGCACTCCGCTCGGGCTTCCGCTTCGGAAATACAAGGTTGATCCACGTTCGTTCCGCAATAGTTACAACGCATTAGCCACCTCTCCGTTAGTGGATTGTCTTGGCTTGTTTGTAGCGAGTGCGGGCGAAGTTGAGGTAATCCGCGCCCTCCTCCGGATCAAAGAAAACCTTGACGAATTTCCGCTCGTCATCGGCTTCCGGGTTGATCACGGTAACCGGGCATTCGAAGACGTGATGATCATCGAAACCGAGCTTGTCGGCGAAGTCGTCAAACTGCTTGTAGGCACCGACGCGGAGAGCGTGAGAAACGGTCCCGTTGAAGGAGTTTTTGACGATTTGATAGCCGGAAACGTGGGTATGGCCGCAAGTCAGGATATGGTAGGCGTGACCCTTAAACGCCGCCTTGGCAGGCCCGAACGTCGGCGAGTATTGAGACCTACCGGGGAAGTCGTGACGCGCGTTGATCAGGCAATCGCGCCCGCTTGGAGACTTGAGCCGGAGCCTGACCCCGTGGTCTCCTTGAACGCCCGGCTGCTGACCCATCATCCATTTGAGCGGATCTTTGCCTCCGGCCCAGACGTCGTGATTGCCGCCGACAAGGTAGAGCGGGCAGAGTTCTTCGATGAACCACTCTGCGAGTTTCCAGGCTTCGTTTTCGGTCGTATTCTGGTTTGCGTAGAGCGCGGCAAGGCGACCGATCCAGTTGTTTGTAACGTCGCCGACGTTCGCGCCGAATAGCCCTTCGGTTTTCTTGATGCACTCAAGATCGCGGAGAAGTCGAGGCCAGTTCGCGCCGTTGTCGTCGAGGTGAGGATCGCCACCGTGCGCGATACCATAAGGGCCGTCGATCCTGATCTGAACGTCGACCATAGACCGGGCTTCGGCTGCGATCCTCTTGCGCTTGTACGCCTTCATCTGCCGCTCGATAATCTCCTCAACAGGAGCTACCGAGGACGGAAGATCTGGAGTTTCGAAGCCTGCTTCGGTTGTCGCTTCGGCCCGGCGGATCGTCCGCATTACAGTCGTCGGATGAACGCCGAGCATCTTCGCCGCCTCCGTATAGCTCCCGCACTGGTCGTAAGCCTCTTTTGCTTCGAGGGCAGAAATCCCCATTGATAGGTGTCCTTTCGTTTCAGCTTACTGAACGGTAGTGCGTGCACTTTCGTAGAGGGAAATTAAGCGCTTGCCGCACTTGCTTTTCTCGACCTCGGAGCGCTTAAGGCGAGCGAGTAACCGCATCACTTCAGCCTTTGATTTTGCCCCCGGAGAGATCCCGACAGCCTGTTCGAAACAGATCTCAAGATCAGCCGGGATCGGAGGTAGAGGGTCGAGCTTAGTCGTCACCGAAGATGAGGCGCAGGCGCTCAACGTCAGCGCTATCAAGGCACTCGCGATTACGGCTCGGGTCTTTTTCAAGGTAGGTTTCGAGACCATCGATCTCGCGCTCCATTTCTCGGATTGTGTGGAAGTCTTCGAGCGCCCGCTTGCGATCCGCCTCGATAATCAGATCCTTTTTCGCCGCAGCTTCATAAGTCGCAGCAAGTTCCGCTTTCGCGGTTTTGAGATCCGCTTTTAATCTCCCGTTCTCCTCAATCTTGAAGAGAACGAAGATTGCGAGGATGCCGGCCAGGACGTATGGAAGCGCCCTGACCAGAACCTCTATAACTTTGCCGCCGAGCAAGGCTTAGACCCCCTCATAGCGGGACTTGAACCACCGGTCATAGACGATGAACCCGACCAGGCCGACGATCACGAGCGCCCCGATACCGAGGACCGGATCGAAACCAAGCGACTGGGAAATCGCGGACGTTCCGTCAACAATCTGACGACCGGAGGAGACCTGCTCGGCAATACCGGCGAGGCCAAAGCCACCGAGACCCATACCCGCCTTGACGACGTTTGAGCTCGTTACCGATTTACCGGCGACCTTGATTTCAACCCCGAGGACTTTGCAGGCCCGGCGGAAATACTCGCGGCGATCAGAGAGGCCGTTGTAGCCGCCGTTGATCCGCTTCGTGATCGTCTTGACCGCTGCGGCCGTGTCCGCCCTATCAGCGTAACGGTTGAGCCCGCGCGAATTCCAGTAGTGGACCGCAAGCTTGACCGAATTAACCGGGAGCGACGCCTTTTCCGGGTAGCGCTCAAGGTCGACGCCAATCGCCCGGCCACCGACGCGGTAGTTATACCGTCCCGTGTATTGGAAGATCCCGCGACCATGGAAACGGGCTCCGTCGCCGCGCTGAGTATTACCGAGACGCTTCGCCCGCTTCCGCCCCCGCGCACTCGGCGCAAACGGGTCGTACATCTTCGTGAAGTAGGCTGAGCCGCCATACTCCTCCAACGTCCGGAACCCGGCAGTTTCGTGAGCCGCTTGCGCAAGAAAGTGCGCGAGCCTCTTCGGCGTATTTATCCCGGCATCAAAGAGAATGTGCCGGTTGTCGACGATGCCTCGCATAATCGACACGCGCCCGGTAGGCGCAATTTTCTTGAGATCGCTTAGCGTAAACATACGAAACGCTCCTTTCGCTTTTGGCTACAAACCTACGGCGAAAGGAGCGTCCGGAAGGAATATCGAGTTAGCTTAGGAGATCAGCAGGAACGCGATAAAGAGCCACCAAAGACCGCCGACCAACATCTCGGAAAGGGTATTGCCGAGAGAGGTATGCCAGCGGAGCTCGTAAGCGCCAACAGCGAGGACGCCGAAGGCGACCGCGTAAAGAGGAGCTACGAAAGGGTTACCGGCGAGAAAGAACCACGCGAGCGGGACCGGGAGGAAGAACAAGGCGTGCCGCCAGAAGAGGGCGACATAGTCCGAGCCGAACGAAATCGCGTTGATCGCCTTTACGAATAAGTCGTCATGCCTTTTGTCGTTTTTCTGTTCTTCATCATCCCGATGGAGATCAAACCAAAGACCCCAGCCGGTCATCCGCCAAAGCCAAAAACCAACGCCGACAATAACGCCGAGTTGCCATCCCCAGAAGAGGCCCGCAATCAGGCCAAGGACAGGCGAGACCCAATATAGAGCCCTACCCGGCAAGGGATCGGATAAACGCGGCCAGCCACCCCCGCAAAAGCGATTTGCGAGCATGAAGACGGGAAGAGCGAGGAACCAGAGAAGGATTTGCACTAGATGACCGCCATGTAGTTTTGGTAGGCGTCCGACCACATGGCGTCGACCTGCTCAGGAGAAAGATTGAATTCAGGACTTGCGGAAATGGCTACAACCATTTCATCGGTCCGCGAAACGGTCGTTGTATCGTCCCAGTTTACGCGAGCCTTCATACGTTCCTTTTGGTCCGCGATGCTATCGATATAGCTATCGATCAAGGCGGGATCGATATCGTTGTCGATCAAACCAAACTTGAACGCCTTCTTGGTAAGGCTTGGCATCGCCGCCCTACGGACTTCAGGGCTAGGCTCAAGCCATTTCCCCTCTTCGAAATCCCACCTCATAAGCCCGTTTTCAGGCTCCGGCGCACCTTCAACAAGGATCAAAGATTGATCTTCAATCTCCGCATAAATCTCGGTTCCGTCTTTCTCGACGAATGGGTAATGGATACTATCGAGGTATCCATCTTCCTTGACGTAAATTCGCATTACACACTCCCGACCAAGATTTTAATTTCCCAGTTTGCTGCTGTTGGCTTCATCCAGCCGTTCGTATCGAGACGACGAAGGTACGGCCCCTCGGTCCCGGTCTTTACCCATGCCTGGGTGCTGCTCCATCCAATCGTGATGCCGAAATCCAACTGGCTCCCATCGTTGTTTGACCTATCGGTCGTGCCCGTCGCCGCCCACTGCCCGGCGGACCATCCGAATTCGGAGGTCTTGCACCTGAGGAAGGCGTAGCCAAAGTTTGGCGTAGTGCCGAGGTTGTGGTTTATGTTGTAGCGAGTATTTTGAGCCCAGCCAGATCCGCGAGTCAGCTCGACAAAATTCGCCGCACCAATCGACTTGATGGCTCCTGCGTTGTCTTCGTAGACGAAGGAATTCGCGGAGTCGTCCCACCCGAAATAACGCCACGTATTCGAGTTGTCGTCGTAGAACTGGATCCAGCTATCGCCGCCGCCGTTGTTGCCGACGTACATTTGATCGGTAGCGTGGAGTCGACCTTGAACAATCGCGCCCGAAGCGTCAGCGGTTACCTTGACTGCCCCGCCTGCGTAAAGGTCGGTATTACCGGCAGGAGTGCAAAGAACACCCCATTGATTGTTGACGTCGTCGTAGAGCCCGTAGCCGCTTCCGTTCGACATAAATGCGGCATTGCCGTCGATGTTGTAACCGGCCCAGCTACCAATCCCAGCGCCGACGGTCTGAACGGTTCCGTAATCGCCGGTTACGTTCTTGATCCCGCGAACCGAGTCAACTAACGCCCCGCCGTCCGCCCGGATCAGGCCCGGTGTAAAGATACCGTTTGCGAAATCGCCGTCCGGGTTGAGACGGAGCAGGCTATCCGAGAACTGAATAGCCCGCTTACCACCGCCCCGGAAGTAGGTTCCGTTTGAAGCGATATCGCCTCCCGCCGTAACACCTGCGATTGTCGCTAGATCGTATGGCCGCATCGTCAGGCGATTGTTTGCAACGTCAAACCGTCCGAATTCGATATCGGCGTCGCCGTCGTAATACATGATGTTGTGCTGGGAGGCCGAAACGATCTGCGTCCAGGTCATCCCTTGGAGAGCGTAAGCCGGACGCGCCGCCCCAGAGTGGCCGGAGGTAACCGCGTCGTCGAAATTGCTCAGGAGGGTTGAAAGATCCGTTCCGCTAGTGGTCGACGGGTCAATCGTCCCGAGATTTGCCTGTGCCATTCTTTAGCTAACCTTCTTGCCGTAGCCTTTTGCGATGTAGTCAAAAGTTCTGAAAATGGCTACATCTGACGCATTGAAAAACTGGATATCGAAGCCAGTATCGCCCTTGTTGGTGATCAGGTAATAATCGCCCGTTTCAAGCCCTTGAGCCGCAATCGCGATTGCCGGATCGTTGCGGAAGGCCGGGGAATAGGTAACCCGAAGCCCTTCAACAGGGCAGGCTAGATCCTTCTCTCCATGCGTCCGGTCCGGCATATCGATTTCGATTTCGAGCTCCCGGATACTCGGCGTTACGCGCTCCCGCATAGATTTAAGGGTTAGGCGAAACTCGAAAGCCCTCGCGGTATAATCGCCGACGATAAGAGGCTCCCATTCCGTCCAAACCGGGGTTAGCGACGGGTCGTCGTTCGTTGTCCGGATCTCAAGGGAAACAGTAACATCGTCAGGATCGTTGTTCGCGAGAGAAAGCAGGTCCGAGAGCCGCGCCCAGCTCGACATAACGTTTGCGTAATTGATGATACCGGACACGATCCGAGGAGTTACGCGGCTCGTAAAGACTTCGCCGAGATCAAACTGCTCAGCAAGAATGTAGGTTGCCTCGCTTACGCCGTCGACCATACGCAGCTCATCGAGGACCACGGTCATATCGGGACCGTAAACCCCGCTCCAATCCGGATGCTCAACAATCCTATGAACAGCGTTGTAGTTTTCATTGATCGAAATCTGATTGTCGATAAAGGCTGCATTCCGGGAGTATTTGCCGGAAGTATCGAAAGCCTTGATCGAATAGGAGCCGACGTTAACGGGAAGAGAGACCGTAGTCGCCGAGGGCGGGACGTTGGTAACGATTACCTGGGACGTTCCCCACGTCGCGCCTTCGCTAACGCGAACCGAGGAGAAGCGGATCTCGTAACCAGCTAGATCTAGCTCCGTATTACCATTCCAGCGCAGGAAGGCGGTATCACCAAGGACCTGGACGCGGAACCCGTCAACGTCCGCCGGAGGCTCTTCTAGGCCCGCTACAAGGACGGCGTCGCTAGTTCTCCAAGCCGACAACTGCCCGAACGCCGTAATAGAGCGGACGCGGAACTGCCACTGCCCGAATTGGGCATCGTAAACCTCGGCGGTCGGGACAGAGCCTTGATAGATGCTTTCGAAGACAGGTTCATTCGGCCTTTTGATTTGGAGCTCGTAATAAAGCACACGGCTGTCGTCGGACGGAGCCCAGGAAACAGAAATCCCCGCCTTTACGGTGTTGATGCTTCTATAGAGATATTCCTCCGTGTTGATCTCGCCGGGACGTCCAACCGGGCCGGTCGGGAGGTCGGAGAAGCTCGGAGTCTCAAGGAAGACCCCCTGCTCTACGCGAGCGTATTTCGTCGCGTCATAAAAGAGCGCCGTGACCTCATAGATATTTGCCTCTGCTTCCCGGATTGAAAGGACGCGGAACGGTCGCGGGTTTACGTCGTTTGAGCGAACGATGTACATCGCCTCGGTTTGAGGCTCGACCGAGAACGGGCTCGCAAGCGTAAATGTATCCGTCTCGCCCGGCGTCGTAACGAGATTACGCTCCTCGATTACGCCATCGGGCAGCTCGGCGATGATCGTGTAGGTTTGATTTTCCTCTATCTCGATTGGAGCATCGAGAACGACCGAGGAGCCGTCGACGGAAACGAAGCGCCCGCCGTAACGCACGCCAGCGTAGGACGGGTCGGCAACTAGAATAACGTCGCCGGGGACGATATCGGTATGATCAAGCGACGCCCGGTAGTTTACGGTTTCCGTCTCGTAACGCGCCGTATCGAGAATCCATTTCCCGTACCTGTGCGCTTGGCCGCGAGACGTACAACCCCATGCGTGAACGTCTCTTTGACGCCACCCGAGGCGAGCGATCTCCTCCTGATCCTCGACGAATTCAACAGTCTGCTTGAACTGGAATTCGGGATCGTTCCAAGTTACGGCGACGGCTGTCGGCTTGGCTTTAAGGCCGACGCCGGAGTAGTTAAATTCGCCGTTGATAACGTCGGCCTGCGTAACAAGCTTGACCGGATCTTTCGGGCTATCCTGAGCGACCGTAACCGCCCCGGTCCGCCAGTACGGCATTGCCCGGAACGAAGACGCGATCTGAGAGATCAGGTTGTAAGCTTCCTGTCTCGTATTGATGACAGCGTTTACGGTAAAGCGCGGCTCGGTTCCTCCGAAGCCGTCCGGGATCAATTCATCGCAGTATTGCGCGATTGAATAGAGGGCATACTTATCGACTTGAGACGTGTCGATAAACTCGCCTAAGCCATACCTGTCGTTTGTCAGGATGTCATAGAAGACCCAGGCCGGGTTATCCGTCCAAGCCGTCTTGAATGTTCCATTCCAGATCCCGGAATAGGTCCGCGCAATCGGGTCATAGTTGGACGGAATACGGACCTCAATCCCGTAGATTTCATAGGAGCGCTTCGGGATCGTTCCACCGAAATACTCTGCATCTAGGATTAGACCGACAAGAGCAGAGTCCGGGTAGGAGAGTTTTTCGTAGAGGATCTCGGTATAGCGTGACCAGTACGTTTGCCGGGAGATCTCCGAAGTTTGATCGTCAGCAGTTAGACGCCGCAGGCGGATATTCCAAGGAGCTCCGCCCGCCGGGAGGTTTACGACGACCTGGCGCTCATACGGGCTTGTAGTCTTGCCCGCAATCCGGACAACGGTCGCCTGCTTGTAGGACCCGCCGAACGATTGAATGTCGATTGCGACCTCGACTTCGGTTCCGTGAATGTCCCCGTTCTCTTTGTTCGCAAGAGTAAGGCGCGGAACACGAATAGCGACGCGAACAGCATCGACGTCGGGATCTACGATCTGGCGAACAAGCGGAGCGGTTTTCTTGAGCTCGATACCGACGCCGCGCTCGGTTTCAACGGAGGAAAACCCCGGAATGTAATCCTGATCTGGCGTACCCTTCCGAAGCGTCCATGAGACGTTTTCGAAGTTGAAAGAACCGTCTTCGTTTTGGAGCGGAGTATCATCGAAAAAGATAGATTTCGCGCCGTCAACGAGCCCGCCGATAGCACCTTCTGAGATGATATCGATTGCGCGGACGGTCGCACGTGACCGGAGAGTGTTTCTATCCTCGACCGGTGTCCGACTTCCTCCACTACCGCCTTTACCGCCGCCGGAGCCGCCAGAGCCGATAATGTTCCGATGTAAAACAGGGGCGTTCATACAGGAATCTCTTCAAGTGTGATGCCGGCAGAGGCGACGTGCGAGCCGGTTCTCATTTTTCCGTAAACGAGCGGAACGGGAGCCCCTTGCCGCGTCGTATTCGTCGCGCCGTTGAAAAGGTGGCTGTTTTGATTTCCAGGCTCTTCGCGCTGCTCTTGCTGAGGGACTTGAGGCGTTAGGAGGGACGCAACCCCGGACAAGGCAAGGCTGGCGCCGAGGCCCATAGCGACGGTCGCCAACGTACCGCCGAGAAGGAAGTAACCAACACCGAGGAGAGCGATGCCGGCGACAACCTTTACAATCCCAAGGAGGGCGTTGTTGCCGCCTGACCCTTTGACCGCCGGGAAGATGTGGATCTCGGACGTATTGCCAAGCGAAAGGGTTAGCTGGCTTTCATCGATATCAAAGCCGCTCTTAAGATTTCCGCGAACAATACGAAAGTGCCGGTCTATTGCATATTTCCGGAAACCCGGAACGACTGCGTTTAGAGCTCTGCCGATCTCAGCAATATCATTCGCGTCAAACTCGAATTTCTTCCCGAATTCTTTCGCTAACTTACCGTGAAGGTAAACCGTCCGAAGCATCTACATACCTAACCCAGTGACTTACCAATTTCAGCCACCCTCCGAAGGGCTCTGATCTTGAAAGTCTAGCGGGTAGGTGATGGAGAATAGTATTGTTGCCGAGGTAGACCCCGGCGTGACTAGGGACCTGCGTCCCGACCTTCATCAGGAAGCAATCCCCCGGCTGAACTTCGTCCTCTCGTATCTCGACGAACCCGGCTTTTTCAAACCCCTCAAGATACATATTTTCGCCGTTGTCCCACCATTTGTGCGAGCGTGGAAAATCCGGAATAACGACGTCTTTTTCGCTTCGGAAGTAGTCTCGGATTAGCGAGTAGCAGTCGGTAACGCCGTGGCGAAAAACGCGCCCGATCAACCCTTCGCGGGGAAGCGTATCGCCCCAGAAAAAAGGGTCTCGGGCTTCCGTGCCGTTGGTTACGATAATCCCCCAAGGGATACCCATTTCGATCTGGGATTCCATATCGATACGAGACGGAAAGTCGTTTCCGTTGGTATGGGAATGGATCAAGACCTCGGCAACGTCAGATGCCTTAAACCACTCGACCGGGCTTACTTCGAAATCCTCTACGGGATCGTCGGCGACGTTGGTTAGCGGCACGAATTTGTCGCCGGAGATATATCCGACCATTTCCTCCGGGAATGTCTTGCGCGCGTGGTCTTTCGCCTCTGCGATAGCCTTGGAAGAGAACATCAGTATTTACCTGTTCCGGGAAACGCCCTGGTCGGCAGCGTCGCGTTGTTGCCGAAGCGGAGCTTGCAATCGGATAGCCGTTTACCGCAGCGGTCTAGCGACGGGTCCGAAACAGGAGCTCCTGAAATATTGAAATATTTTGAGCCGAAGTATGGGCAAGTTGCACGGTCATAGTTGAAAGTTCCCGTCGCCGTACTGTATGCGCGATATCGCTGCGTGCAGGTGTTTCTAATCACCTGCCGACCGGGGAGTTTACGGTCCTCCTGGTCAAACGCCGCCGTAAGCTCAAGCTCAACTAGGAGCTTGTTTTGAGTTAGCTTCCGCTCGACCCGGAAGACGTCAACCGGAAAGGTTGCATTAGGGTCAGCGTCGGGTTGACCATCGAGGAAGCGGGCGAGTGTCCGAACGCGACGAACCTCGGAGCCGACAAGATCGTCGAAGTTCTGCACCAGCCCCGAAAATAGGTTGTTCGTGTTGGCAACGCGCACGATAGGGCGAGGCATCTGCCCTTGCCCGTTGGTTTCCCACCCTCGGCTTTCGAGCGGGACAGGATGATAGATCTTTCCGCCAAACTTGACCGGAGCGCCGTTTAGCGGGCCGGGGGTGATATAGACAGGCTCGGAAAAGCCGTCGATATCGATCTCGATAAGCTCTACGATTGCATCAAGCGTAAGCTTTTGAGTTGCCCCGGTAACCTTCGCCGACTGCGTCATAGATCATACTCCCTGCGAAAATCGGCCGTGACCGTTACGTGGTTCGGACCGGAGCGGGATCGGCTAAGCTTCTGACAGGTCCAGACCTTTGGACCGCTATCGCCGGGGATCGTAAACTCGAAGGCTTCGACGCCTTTCCTCGCTAGGAGCCAGCTATAGATCGCCTCGCCATCGGCGAGGGGTAACACCTCCCACCGGAGCTTGTAGCTCTCCTCTGTCGAATTTAGGCCGTCCGGCGCGCGTTGCCGGTAGGAGTCCCCGAAAGGAGCCTCCAAGACCTTAAATTCGACCTGTTCTTGCGCCGGATAAGACGGCGCAAACGACGGATTAAACGTTATCGGCATCAGGCAACCTTATGAAGTAGACCGCCGGGACGCTGAGCGTTGAAGATACGTTCATCCATCTTCTGCTCAACCTGACGCATGAATTCGCGAGATGCCTCCTCGCCGATCTCCGCGCCGTCCCTGTTGTTGCCTTCAACCGTAACGTTGACGTCGCCAAAACTAATAACGTTCCCGCCGGTTGTTCTTGTTTCGCTCGCTGCTCCGCTCATCTGAACGCCCAGCTTGCCGTTTCGACCGCGCGCAAGAGGTATAATCGCCTCCGGACCGGCCTCGCCCATCAAGCCGGTACGTCCGCCGGTCATAGGGAACGGGGTCGGGCGGTTGACGAACGCGCCGCCATTAGCGAAGGGAACGACATGGCCGTTCATAAACGCGCCGCCGTTTGCAAACGGCAGAGGTAGTCCGCCGCCGCCGCCGAAGAGGCCGCCGAAGAAATTTGTGATCGCCCTACCGACAGTCGCGCGGAAAATCAGCTTTGCAAGATCAAGGGCCAAGCCCTTAAGGACTTCCTGCAAAGACTTCCCCGAGAAAATCGCATCTTCAAAAGAGGAAGCGATGGTAGAGCCGATCTGCTCCCCGAGCTGACGCTGGTTTTCAAGCGAGGTCTTGAGGTTGTCGTTTGCCGCCTTAAGCTCGATAACCTTCTGGATCTGCTGCTCGGTCGCTCCGGTCAACTGCTTACGGATCGCAAGCTCTTGCTGAGCCGTCTCAAGCGAGGAGTATCTCCCCTGTTGAACCTGCTGTAGGAGTTCGTTTTCACGTGTCAAATCCTCGACCATAGAGGCAGCTTTCTTTGCCGCCCCCTCGGCGCTTGCCGCGCTAGCGTTCGCGCCACGGGCTCCCGCCTGATTGAGGATTGCAGCAGTCTCTTGATTGATCCGGTCGGTATTGTCTCCGAAGTAGTTCGTGCCAGCCGCTTGTCCTTGAGAGTTGAAGGCATCAACGGAAGCGGAGTCCGCCGCCGCAAACTCGTTAGCCTGACGAGAATTACGGGCATTGACCAATCGGCTATCAAGCTCTGATTTCGCCGCGTCCGCGACCGCTTGAAGCTCGGAAGCCGCCTCGCCGACATAGTCTCGCGTCAGGTTACCCACGGCGGTATCAATGATAGCCGTAGCGCCTTCTGAAAACCCGGTATCAAAACCCTTTTCGATTTCGGCCTTGAGGTTAGAGAAACTCGTATCCTGACCAAGTGTGGCAATGATGTTTTTGACGTCATTCATTGCCGCGAGTGTAATTTCACGGACCCGACTGAACGCCGTTACGAAGACCTTGACCATAAGTTGAAGAGCGGACGCCGCAGCCTGCGGAATACCGATAAACGCGCCGATTACAAGATTGTACCAGCCACGGACGACCTGGGCGATTGTCTCGCCGGTTGTTTTGAAGGCTTCACCGATACCGGGGATCAAGCTTTCCGCAGCCGAGGCGATTTCAGAAATGTAATTTCCAGCGCCTTGAACAGCCTCGCCGACTGCCGAGATCGCGTCCTTGACGTATCCCCACGCGACCGTCATCGCATCGCCGAGCGTTATCCCCGTCCCGGCAACGATTTCGATATCATCCCGGAACGCCGTAAGAACGCCGGCAGCAAGCCCGATTGCTGTAATCAGAAGGCCGATAGGGTTAGCCGAGAACGCGATAGCGATAGCCGCCCCAGCAACGCGAGCCGCCGAAGCGATCTGAAGGAATATCGCAGGAGCCGCCGCAAAAGCGCCTGCTTGGAGAAGCTTAACAACCGTATCGACGTTTGCTGTCAGGAAGTCGAAAGATGACGCGAGCCCGTTTAAAGCCGCCTTCAAGAGATTGGCGAAACCCGTGTTCTGCGAGAGAGCTGCGATAAAAGCTTCGACTGCGTTTGTTGCTCTTTGGTAAGCCTGACCAATCGTCTGCCCCATACCGTCCGCAAGAGCCTGAGCGCCGTCAGCCGCACCGAGAAGAGAGGTAAGGACAAGCTCCGCCGTAATCTGGCCTTGAGCAGCCATTTCCCGAAGCTCTCCTCGCGTCTTGCCGGTCGCTTGAGAGATAACCTCAAGAATGGCAGGGAGCTGCTCGGCTACCGAGTTGAATTCGTCGCCGCGAAGAGTGCCGGAAGCAAGGCCCTGAGAAAGCTGCGTAATAGCCGCTGCTGCGGATTGAGCGTCAGCGCCGGAGACGCGCACAAGGTTGTTGATCGTCCGCGTCGTCGACATCAAGTCTTCTTGGCTTGTCCCGAGGTCCGCAGTCGCTCTTTGAAGGCTCGTAAAGAGCTCCGCCGTGCCGGAAAAGCTCTGCCCGGTATCGTCCGCCAAAGCCCGAAGCTCGGCAAAAGCGACGCTTGCCTTTTGGGCCGATCCCGTAGCGAGTTTGAGGCGGGCGTCAATCAGTTGGTAGGTGTCGGCAATACGAGCGATCTCTCGAAGACCGAGAGCTGCCCCAACACCTGCGAGAGCTGCTCTAACCTGACCGAGAGATGAGATAAGTCCGCCGGAGGAGCGATTGAGACGCCGGACACCGTTTTCCGTCCGGTTTAGACCGTTCTCCGCACGCTCACCAGCGCCTCGGATATCGTTTAGGGCCGAGGTAACACGACGCGCGCCTGCTTCAGCTCTCGACGCATCGATTACTACGCTAATTCGACGTTCTGTATTCGTCATCAAATAATCCCCTAATACTTAGGGAATTATCCAACAGCAAAAGGCGCGATAGGAATTATCGCGCCTTCTTCATCATCTTCGAAATAAAGAGATCATCTAACTCGGCGATTGCCTCTACCAAGAATGCCAAATCTTCGCCGTCGTCGATACCGAATAACCGACAATAAGCCTCGATCTCGGAAAACTGGATAGGCTGTGGCTGACCGAAAGCGAACGACCGCGCTGGCGATAGCCTTTTGAATGCATCCCATACCCACCGAACGTCCTCGAATAAGTCCGGGCGATTTGCGAGGGCTCGCGGTACATGTCCGCTTTTCTCCGCAAATCGCTCAAGCTGCTCTAGGCTTTCGCCCCATTCAAGCTGCCATTCGAGAACGCTTTTTAGTTTCCCTTGGCGTCCTCATTAATCTCGTTACGGAAGACAGCCGCCTCGGAAGCGAGATCGAAAATGAAGCTCCGGAAGTCCGGAACGTCGCGAAGGATCTCAAAAGCCGCATTCGTCGAATACGGGACGACCTTGCCGCCGTCTTTGAGACCTTCCCAATCAAGAAGGATCGTCTCGGCCATTGCCTCGCAGAGGATCTCGGTTGCAAGCTCTTCGCCGAGGTTGCCAGCGCGGGCCTGGGCTGCATGCGGCTTCGAAAGCTTCTGCATTTTCTTCGTGTATTCGGAGTTGTTCGCCCGAGCGACCTTGACCTTGCAGCCGTCGCCGATATCGACCCACGCGCCTTCGATTTCAGCTTCTTTGTTCGTCCGAAATTTCCCGATATCCATGCCATCTCCTTGAGGTTTTATCCGAAAAAAAAGCGGGAAAGGCTTCCCCTTCCCCGCTTATACAATCTTCTGATTTTGGCTACGAATTAGGCCGCAAAACGGTCGATCTGGATCGTCGCTCCGGTTACCGGGTCGCGCAGAGCCTGATACTCAAACGTCGCAATAACGTCCTCATCAGGCCCACCCGCCGAGATCTGCGGGTTAGTCAACTTCACGCGGGGAAGCGTGAAGATGTAGCTATTACCCAGGCGATCCGTGACCGTCAGGTCGAGCGAGATTTCGGTCTCATTGATGAACTTCGTGTAGAGCGCGCCATCCTTGAAATAGAGTTCAAGGGAGCCGGTCAGGTTGACGCGACCGAGGCCGACACCGACGTTTCCGGCATCGCCGATTGCCTTCTGACCACGGAGACCGTTGTCGAGCGAAATCGAGAACGTCCGAATAAAGCTATTCGAAGACGAAAGCTCGACGCCGCTTTCGCGCAGGGACGCAACGTGGTTGACGGCGTTCATAACCGGGGTCGTCGAAGCCGGGGTCGGAGAGCCGTCGCCGTAGGTAGAGGTTGCGTTAGCGCCATTCTTCCCGAGGAACGTAAACGTACCCGCAAGAACTTCCTCGGCATTGAAGTTGAGCTCCATAGAGCTAACCAGCATCCCCTGATAGAGGAAGAACTGACCAACGTCGCCGAATTGCTTCTCGATTGAGAACGAGTTGACGGTCACGCCGTTACGGACCATTCCGCCGGTCTTGACCGTTACCGCCGGATCGCTGACGATATCGGTCGGGTTCGGGAAGATCGAAACGGCGTCCGCGCTATCTACGCTAACAACCGAATAGAAGCCGTCCTCGCTCGCGTTTGTAAGCCCGGAGATATGGATCAACTGGCCGGCAGTAAGCCCGCCAAGAACGCCTGTTGCGTCGTCGTCGGAAAGAGTTCCGTTGACGCCGTCCGTCCCGATTGTAACCGGACCAGTCAGGGAGACGGCAGGAGTCCACTCGCCGAAGACGGCTGCTCGGAGGAGCGGGTCGTATGTTCCGAAGGATGCTTCGAAGTTGACGTCGCCGCCAGCCTCGAAACCGGTCCGGATCAAGTCAGTGATCGACCGGTCGTCGCGGATTTCTTCGGACTGCGTCGAAGACTCGCTTAGGTTCAGGCTTTCGCCGGTATTGCGCAAGTCGGTAAACTTCGGTGCCGAACCGGGCTCACCTCCAAAGCCGGGAGTCTTGCCCCACTTCGTTTCCTCGAAAATCCGGAGCTGAAATCGGCTCGTATCCGCGCCAGCTCCATAATCAGTTACAGCCATGTCTTAACCTTTCGATTTTGGCTACGCTTACTTGAAAAAATAAGCACGGAACGGAACTGATACGTTGACCTGGTACCAGCTATTTGAAACCCCGACCGGAATCGCGGTTGAGGCCCGAAACCTTATGTGCTCGGTCTCGCGGGCGCGAAAAATGTCATCAATCGCGTCCGCAATTTCCAATCCTTCGCCGGTCCCTTGGCCGACAGGAACGAAAATTTGAAAGAGGGCGACGCCGGTCGTCAGGTAAAGTCCTTTTGACGCGCCGATATCTTGCCGTCTTGGCTCATTCGTTCGGATCGTTAGACGAAGCCAGAAAGATTCCGGATCGTGATCAAAGCCTGTATTTTCGTATGTGATTGCAACATTCGGGTACGCAGACGGAAATTCGTCTCCGAAGACGCCTTCAATCTCTCGCCGGATTGTTGCAACGCTCATGCAAAAGCCGCCTCTACAGCCAATTCAACAAAGCCCGCTGGGGCCTGCGCCGATGATCCGTCCGCTAGGAATGGGCCATATTCGACGTTGTTTTGAATATAAACGACCGGGAAGCCTTTAAGGGATTTGATGACCGAAGAGCCCTTAGACACGGCGTCATTCGGGTAAGATTCCTGCCCAGGAGGAGGCGCGTAGTTGCTTGTTGCGTTTGCCGTCGTAATCCAGCCGGAACGAAAACGCCCCTCGTTAACCGGGCTCGCCTCAACAATCGAGCTTAGGGCCTGGAGCGACCCTCGTTTGACGTAGGTCTCAAGATCGCCTTGGACATCTTCCGCAAGATCCGCGACAGCAGCGCGGCTAAACTCGCTCATGTCGATCCGGGAAACCATTAGCCTCTCACATACAGCTCGAAAAGAGCGCCGGAGCCTGCGCTTACGTCGCTAGCAAGAATGACCTTGAACGCCCTTCCATCAACTTCAAGAACAGACTTTGTTTCGGGCTCGACCGCGAGCTCGGCGACAAACATTTTCCTATCTCCGGGCAGGACGCCAAGCTCTTCCTGTTTGTTGACCCCGCCCTTTGAGGCTAAGCCGTCCGGGAGTACGCGGCACTTATGCTCCACATACGTCTTTACGGTCTTGCCTGTTGATCGGTCATATTCAGTGGTAGGCAGGCGAAGGATACCCGGACGGATCAAGTCCCCACCGGAAGCAAAAGCGCGCTCTACCACCTGTCTTACGCGATCCCTTGATAATCCCATCAGGTCCTCACGAGCTTGCCGCGTCGGTTTGAGAGTAACGGGCGGATAAATCGCTCGACCTGCGGAAAGATACGGGAAATGCCGACCGCGCTTTGATACTTGGTTTTTGTCGTGATAGGCCCGACAGTCTCCTCAACCTCAAGGACACGTGCATCATCTTCATTACGGGCGAATAGGTCTTCGCCGGAAAGTGATAGCACCGCGAGCTCAAACGTCGCCCTTTTGACAGGCTCCGGGATTACGTTCGCCGGGATCGCCCTCCCCTCGGGGTCTACAACCCCTCTACGCGGGTGAGAAAGGCGTTGCGAAGGCGAGGCAATAGATCCGGCCCACCGACCGATATACTCGGTTTCAAGGTAATCCGTTGCGAGTGATAGCGCCGCTTCCTGGTCTTCAAATGAAGCGGAGTTCCAAGCGGGCGCATTGCGATCCGCAAAGAAATCATCTGCCTCATCGGTTGAGGCGTAGCTGGTAGCGTCCGGGCCACCTACCGTCGCGTCGAAGGCCATTACTTTTCCCTAATACGGATTCTCATTGACCGGTCGTCTATCAAGCCACCGGAGACCGCGACCTGCTGACCCGCCGTTTCATCTTGAAGCGCTTCTTCGACCTCGATGTAGTCCGCGCCAACCGAGACGACGGAAAACACGCCGTTGTTGGACGGCGAGGCAAAGCCGGAGACGACGATCTTTTGAACGACGCCGAAAATAGTCGACGGGTTAGCGGACCCGAAAACAAATCGACCGAGGGTGGCATCCGCCGAAATATCCCCGCCAGTCGTCGTAAATGCGTCGACATAGATCCTGTTCCGGATCGAATAGACCTCTCCGGAAACTCCTCCGAGAATGAACGCCGTCGCGGACGTATCGGCATGGGATTGGTGCCCTAGCGTCAATCCGCTAGGGACCTCCCATTCGGAAAAGACAATCTTGGAGCCGGTAGGCATCCACGCTTTCCAATCGACCGAGTAATCGAGATAAGCGTCAGGGTCTTTGGTAAAGAGTGCCATACCTACCGGCTCCTAAAGATTACTGACGCTGGACGGTGAACAGGCCGGAGGCGTTCCAGCTAACGACGAAGTCACCGGAGGTCGAGGAGATCGTCGCGGTGCCGGAGGAGTCGTCGAGATCGACATAGCCGATGATAGCGTCGCCAGCCGCCGGAGCCGCCTCATCACCAGCCAGGATGTAGCAGTATTTCGCTTCAACCGTGACGTTGTTGCCGAAGTTCGCGTCATTGGAGTCGACGGTGACAACGCCCGCAGCTTCGGCGACGGTCAAGGACTGGTCAACCGGAGAGTAGTTCGTGCCGGAAGCATGGGAGGCGGAGATATCCGCCCAGGTCGAATTGGTAACCGCAGCGGTATGCGCTTCGGTAATCAGAGCCGCGTAAAAAGTATCGCTGTCGAGGTCGACAGTGCCGTTCAGAATACGCTCAAGCGCATCGTTGACGACCGTAAATGCACCCACTGCCATAGAAAACTCCAAGATTGTTGCCGATTGGGATTTGCTATGAACAACCTACGGGTATAGGCGCGGGGACAAAAAATAACCCCGCGCCATGCCGATCGTGCTTATACGGCGACCTTGATCTGCCGCTCCTCGTTACCCGGATAGATGCTCCGGATCTCGGCTTCCGGATCTATCCGGCGATGCGGTGGCGCCATTACGTAGATCGCTGCGCCGATACCAGCGACCGAGAGGGCGGAGGATCTTACGCCCGGAACCGAACCGGCGCTGATCGAAGCGCTCTGCTTACTAAACGCGACGTTGCTCGCTTGCGCCTCGTAGGTTCCGCCGACGATAACCGCCTGCTCTTGACCGGCAACCCCTACCCTGCCAGCCAACGGGAGCCCTACTGCGTCGGCAAGAACGTTCCCGGAGAAGGCCGAAACCGTTACCGCTCCGGGAGACGCTTCACGTTTTGCATCTGCGGAAAGCGTAACGGGTTGACCACCGAGGGCAACGTATTCCGTCGAGACAAGGGCTTGAGCGTCGGCGGTAACTTTGCCGTCGATACCGGCCAACCTAACGCGACCGGCTAACGGGTAAGTTTTCCCGTCTGCGACCACGCCCCCAAGAAACCCGGTAGCCCTAACGTTTAGAGCCGTAGCGGCAGCAAGTACGTGGCCGTTGATATAAGCCGGGGGAGTCCCCGATATTTCAACTCTGATCGGCGCTTTTGCTTCGTTCGGCTTGGCATCGGACTCAAGAGACGCCGGAGGGAGCTGAGCAATACGAGCTCCGCCACGGTTAGCTACCTTGACGTGGCCGTATGAGGCGTTTGCCCTCCCGGAAGATACTTCGAGAAGACTCTCCGCAACGGAAAGAACGACGCCAAAGGCGACGCTTGCCTCCACGCCTCTAACAACCGTTAGAGACCGCGAAGCGCGGTTACGTGCGGAGGCTCGAAGGCTAGGAGCGACCCCGGAAGCGGATATGACCCCGAGCCCTACCCGAGGCGTACCGCCGGCACTAATACCGCCGGGGAGCCCGGCTATCGAAAGAGCGCTATTTGCCGCCGTTGCCGTTTTGCTCAGATTAAGGTCCGGAACCTGACCGACCACCGAAACGATGGCCTGGGAGGTATTCGGCTTCGCGTCCGTTTTTACGTCCAACAGACTGCCAAAGACGCCGACAAAGCTATCGGATGCAGCTAGCACATGGCCGAGCTTAAGGTCAGCGTTAACTGGGCTTGTCGGTGCGAACGCTACGACGCCGAGGCGAGCCCTCGAAGAGGTATCCGCCTCAACCGAAGCTTTACGCCCCATGACCGAGTAAGGGGCAGCGCGAACGGTTCTAAACGCATCCGACCGGACAAGAGCGTTTTGTCCGAGGGCATTAATCGCGTCGCCTCCAACGCGGACGCGCTGAGCCTGAATAAGTCGCGGTGCCTTCCCGATAATCTCGGTGGAAGTCGAGAAAGCTTCGATCTGGGCATCGACGCGAGCAAGCGCCTGCTTTCCAGCAAACGTTACGCCTCCTGTTACGGTGCTCGCCTTTACGGTAGCCGTTGCGCTGCCGGTATACCCTTCAATTGCTGAAGGCGAGTTGAGCGCTTGAAGCGTATGACTCGCGCGAACGTCAAGCCGATGCCCGATAAGGCGGATCTGCCCCAAAGTCGGCGTAGCAAAGGCGGTAGATACGACACCAGCCTTTGCCCCGAGGACGTCAAGACCTGACGTAGCACTTGAAAGAACGGCTCCGGCAGAAACGTTCTGACTGTTCCCGGTAACTTCAATAGTCGACTTTGAAGTAGACAAAACCCGGCTCGCCCGGAGCGTCGCAACTTCCCCAGCAATATCGGCCGATGTAGCGGAGGCCGCGATAAACTGATCGGCGACGACGTTCGCGAAAAAGCCATATGCGCGGATCGAATATTCATCGACCCGAACGCGATGCCCTCGACGGGTTGTCGGCGCTAGAGGGGTAACCGAAAGCCCGCTAGTCTTCGGGAAAAAATTCGCCGCGACATGAAATTCAGGCTGAACACCCGAGACCGTTTCCGAGCCTAGCAAAAGCGAAACAAGCTTCGCGTCTGCCGAGACCGCAGGGGAGTACCCGACGACCGTAACCGGCATCAGTAGCGTCGAGAGCGTATGTCCATTTCTAAAGCCAGCTTGAAGACCGGCAATAGAAGTGCTGCTTGAGCTAGCGGTAAGTTTCGCGTCCGCGCTAATACTACCGAGAGCACCGGAAACGAGAGTTCCACCGATTGTGGGAAGGGTAAGCTTATGCCCGTTTCTGTGACCCTGTACTTGACCGAAAGCCCCAATAGAACCGGTTTCCGGTTTATTGAATGCGTCGGAGGTTACATCAGCTTGAAGGCCGAGGACCGTGACGCTAGAGGCACTCGCCGAAAGTATCGCGTCGGAGGATGCTTTCGCGTCAAGACCTAGAACGTCTGCGACCGAGAGAGAGGTCGTTAGATAGGCGTCTGAGGTAACGCTTGAAACCAAGCCGTAAGCGCCAACTCTTCCAGCTTCAGTCGGAAGGTGCGCACCAGCAGAAACCGAAGCGGTGGCAGGTCTCGTTTCGACCGAGCTAGCGCTAGCTGTAACGAAGTGATCAACGATAGGGAGCGGCTCAAAGCCCGATACGTCAACAACGCCGCGCGCTACAGATGGCTGAGCGTCGGCAACCGTTAACGCGCCGAAGGGATAAAGGTCGAGAGCTCCGGCCCTGGCCGTCCTGTATATGTTTACCTGGACGTCTTCCGGCACGAAACCAATCAAGGAGGTTGCCGAAGTCCCCGCCGTAACGAGAGCGTCAACGTCAATGTCAGGAACAAACCCAAAAGCGCCTGCGGAGCGAATTCCAGCAATAACGTTTTGGTCACGTTCAGTTGTCGGTGCAAACCCGGATACGACCAGCTTTGCAGCCGGGATAATCGGAGAGACCCCGGCCTCGATAGCCGCGAAGAACGTCGGGACCTCAAAAGTAGTTATCCCGCTAGAGGCTCGGAACGCGCCAGCAGAAACGTTTTGAATGTTACCGGTAAGGGAAACGACCCTCTCGGCGACGGATAGAAGTTTGTCGGTGCGGTAATGAATAGTTACCCCGACCCGGTCGACAAATACCTGTCCGCTTTCGACTCCGGTCTTTGTAACCCCAATTTTGACACCGAAATTCGGCGAGTTGACCGTAACCGCGTCAAGGGTTGCACCGAACAGGCTCGTGCTATTTCCGTAAGAAACGGACGTGTCGAAATTCTGGCTTAGTGCACCAACCTCAAGGAGAGCGGACCAATCGCTCGCGACCTTTGCTCCCGCGCCGAAGTCTTCCCCGGCAGCGATATTTCCGCCGATAAGAGCACCACTGGAATCCGCGATCTGGATAAGGTCGATAACGGCATCGCCGCCGGACTCCGAAGCCTCTACAGAGACTTCGATACCGAGGATTTCTGAGCCGGGATCAAGAGCAAAGTCGAAACCCCTGACATAAAGCAGATTGGAGGTTTCACCCTGAGCTAGGCTTTGCGACTCCGCGTAAAGGTTGTCGCTCGACCCGGCATTCGAGAAGCTTTCCCACGAAGCGATACCGCCTACACGAGCGCTCGTAGTCCCCGTAGCCGGGGACTTGTTAAGAGAGGACGATCCGATGCCCATAGTTTAACCCTTGCTGCTCGTAAAAGCTTTCAAAAGTTGTTCGTGACGCTCTCGATTTCTATCCTCGGACTCCCTCATACTCTCCTTGAGCTCGGAAGTGCTTTTCTCCATCATATTATGGAAATACTCGCGCATCTCCTTGATTTCTGAGCGAAATTCGTTTGTGACCGTATTGATCTCGCTTCGTCTTGCGTAATTCGCGAGAACATCATCCTTAAATGACCGGAGTTCTTTAAAATTTACGGTAATCGCTCCAACCACAACGGAGAGAAGCGAGCCAAAGATAGCCATAAAGAGAGTTTCTGCGCTTACGGTCATGGATGGGGAGCCTTAATTGAAACCTAAGTGTCAATCTAACCTCCCGCATCCAATGGTAGAAAATCTAATCCTCTAGAAGCCCCTCAATGTCCTTAATCGCTGTCTTGATTAAAGTTAGCGCAACACACTCTACGTTGTCGGAAAAGCCGAATTCTACTGCCAGGCGCAGCATCACAAGGATTTGTTCCGCCTCTTCTTTTGAAATCATTACCCCACCGTCTAGTTGTATTGACACCCCCTGAAAGCTTTCTAAGTAGGAGCCAAATTCGAAGCAAACCGAAAAAAATACGGAAATATGCGCTGTGCCTGAAAAAAGACATATTGGCTATAAACTCCGCCGTTGGCGGAAGATTAATCAATACAAACAAGAGGCTTTAGCCGTCGAGTTAGGCGTTACGCAAGCGACGATAAGTAGATGGGAAAGGGGTGTCGACGAACCTAACCTTTCAATAGCAAAGAAAATCGAAAGGTTGTTAAACACTCATTCAGACATGATCCAAATTGTTAAAGAGATTACGAGAAGAGCGTCGGATCTTTCGTTGATTTTCGGGCCGGATCATTACACTCAGATTGAGGCATCAAGAGGCGCGGTTAGTGCTGGGTTACCGTCCGGGAGATTTGTCTGGCACGACTACGTTAGCGACGCTCAAAAGGCTATGTTTTCCGAGCTCCTTCCGAGGAGCGGCTATTTGGACGATCCGGAGACAGATCGCTGCACGGTCCTGATAAAAGATTGCTCGGTATACCAGCCGCACGAGATTATGGCCTTTGATCTACTTCCTGTCCGTACAAGCGACGGCGTCTATACCTCCGTCCGGCTTTTTGATTTTAAAGGGAGCATCGAGGGGAGTATCCGTCTCGATGCCTTCCAAGATGACGAGCTCGTAGGGAGTATTGAGCTCTAGTAGTAGATCTCGACCATCCCATCAGCACCTCGACCGCCAGAGCCGATAGAGATTGCTTGACCTGTTGTAGACTGGGCCGCGCCCCCGCCTCCGCCACCGCATCCCCAAAGGTTAGCATTTTGACCGTCCCCTCCTATCGCCGGGCTCGCTGCGTTGGAGATAACCCCACGACCACCATCAGCGCCGCGCGCAAAGCTAAACGGGGAGCCTGGGCCGCCGGTCCCGGAGTAGGAAATACCTGAAACCTGCGGGTAAGTGTGGTGGCCGTAACAAGCTCCAGACTCTCCCGTATTGCCAAAAGCATAAGCAGCTCGATAGTAGATAGCGCTGTTTACATCGCTATCTTTATTTCGGTATGTTGTGTTCCCGATGAATGGGCTGAAAACTCCACCGAAATTATGGAATAGTCTTGTATCCGTTCTATCGAAATCGGTAATAACGGACAAAAGCAATTCGTCTGTAAATATTGAAGTTGACGCATTTTCACCAGCTTCTCCACCTGGGAGGATGATATTACCGGCGATTGTAGTTCCACCAGCAACACCGGCTACGTTCGTGTTAGCCACGGCTGGTTGAACACCACCAGCCCCACCGCGTCCGATTGTTATCGGGAAGTTATCGCCTGGGGTAACCCGAACAGGCATTAGCAAACAAGCAGCACCGTTTTTTCCTGCATTGCCACCATACCGGACACCGCCGCCGGATACGTTTGTAGAAACTGCACCTGTTCCGGATGCTCCGCCACCTCCGCCGCCGATGGCGGTAACCCAAATCATGTAGATACCAGCCGGGACGATAAAGAACCCGTCAGAGATATACCTGACGCGGAATTCCATAGAGCTACCTCCACCACCTCCCCCTCCGCCGCCGATGTTGAGGAGTCGTGATCCGTCGATAGCCGGGAGGGACGGCGTCCCGGCGTTGTTTTCGATAAGCAGAACGTTTCCGATTGAAGACCCGGCGTTTAGCCCGGCGGCTGTTCCCGCGTTAGAGATCGTCGCTAGGGTTTGAGTGCCCGTATGCGTCGAGCGATCCCTAAGAGATGCGCTTGAAACGTTGTCGACGTTCCCGAGGCCAATATCCGCCTTTGTCGTTCCGTGCGGATTGCCTACCGCTTGACTGTGATCGTAAGCAATCTTGCCACGGTCGCCGCGATAGGCGGTCGAGGCCGTTTCGCCGAGCGCGACGTCGCTGGAAATCGCGACGTAAAGCGTGCCTGTCCACCGATAGGTCTTGTTTGTATCGGTCGCGATATAGATCACGCCGCCGATCCCGGTCGCCGGGAAGTCCCCTGCTGTCGCAAACTCGACGACCTCATCGACATATGACGGAAGCTGAGCCGCCGGGACTTTGCCGGTTGCGTCTAGCTCGGCGACGCCGTTCGGAGACCCTTTTTCGGAAAGGGGGATCTGCGCCTGATTGGTAACGTTGCCAAGGCCGACCTGGGCCTTTGTTACCCCGTGCGGGTTATCCGTCCGGAAAGCGTGAGCTCCTCCACCGTCAAGCTCCGCCTGTAATCCCTCAATCGAAGAGATCGGCTGCGTACCGGTATGGTTTGACCTATCGAGCAGGAAAGCGTCTGTCGAGTTGGCGGTAGCGCCATCCTCGATGCCGGCCAGCTTCGTTTTTTCGAGGGTCGTATAATCCTCGGTAGAAAGCTGCTTGCCAGGGACAACGTCGACCTTTGCGTCGATAGCCCCTTGCAGGCCCGTAACGGTCGAAATCGCCTGCTCCCCGGTATGGTTCGCGCGATCAAGGAGAACGCTATCGGAGGAGTTTGCCGTCGCTCCTGCCGCGATACCATTGACCTTTGCGAGAAGCGTCGAGGTAAAGTCCTCCTCGGAAAGTCCATACCCGGCGACCTTGTCGACCTTTGTATCGAGCGCCGTTTGTTGCGCGGTTGAAACCGGCTTGCTTGCGTCCGAAGTATTGTCGACGTTTCCTAGGCCGACTTCGGACTTTGTAACCCCGTGAGGGTTTCCGCCGACCTGTTGGCTATGATCATATGCGATCTTGCCGCGATCCCCTCGATAGGCGGAGTCCGCCGTCTCGCCGAGTGCTACGCTCGCGGAGATCTCGACATAGGTCGTCCCCGACCAGCGGTAGGTTACATTCGTGTTGATCGTGACATAGAGCTTGCCAGCCTCTCCGGTAATCGGGAGCGCCGTATAGTCCGGAACCTCCAAGACATCATCAACGTAGGAGGGGAGCTGAGCCGCCGGGACCTTACCCGTTGCATCAAGCTCCGCGACGCCGTTCGGAGCTCCTTTTTGCGCGAGCGGGATCTGCGCATCGTTTGATACGTTCCCAAGGCCGACTTGCGCTTTCGTAACTGCGTGAGGGTTATCCGTCCTCGCCGCGTGAGAGCTTGCATCGCCGAGCGCTGACGAGAGCCCGTCGATAGTGCTAACCGGCTGCGTGCCGGTATGATTACCGCGATCAAGGAGAAATGCGTCAGTAGCGTTCGCGGTCGCTCCGGCAGCGATGCCGTCAAGCTTGGCACCGTCAGCTCCGACGTTGCGGCTATCGACGGTCGCCCCGGAGATCGTCCCACCGGTAATTGCTACGGAGTTTGCATCCTGGGTTGCCATCGTTCCGGCGTCAGTAATATCACCGACGGTATGGCTATGGGCAGGAGGAGCTGTTTCAAGAGGTGCTACGCGCGCGGCAACTTCGTCGATAGCCGATTGCGCGTCCGTAGCAGTCAAGCCGCTCTCTACGTTGTCGAAACTGATTTGACCGGCGTTGTAGTCGCCGCTTTCGGCCGTGATATCCCCCGAGCGACCGAAAACGGAGTTTACGGAGCCCGCGCTTTTCCACGCGGACCCGTCGAAGAAAACGAGCGCCCCCTCATCAGCAACGCAAGCAGCGAAGCCGAGCTCGGGCGTTACAAAGTCCCAGGCGGAGCCGTTGAAAGTCGCGATATCCCCGTCGCGCCCTAGCCAAGCGCTAACGCCGCCGGAAGCAACTATGTAGCTATCGCCGGTCGAGACCGCGCCGGGAGGGATCGCAATCGCCCGACTAAGGACCGGGAGGCGCCAGACCCAGAGGGTTTCCTGCATGTCGAGGATTGTTCCGGTCATCGTATTCCAGATGCCGGCGATCATGTTTACGGAGATCTGCGTCGAGAATGAGTGTGCCGTTACAGGCGTGCCGAACGCCCCTCGCCCACCAGCCTCGACCGTAAGGACGTTTCCGGAACGCGAAGCAACAATAACCTGCTCATCGTCGACCGTAACGACGTGCCGACCGGACGGGAAGAGATCGCCGTCCGTTACGATGATCGAAGCGTCGCCGAGATTGAAGTCAGTCGCAAGAGAACTTGTCGCCCTGTCAGTGACGTTGAAAAGCGAGTCAAAATCATCTTTAGACAAGGGAAAGTTAGCCATTGCGACCCTATACGTTATAAACGACGATGCCCGAGCCCGAGCCCGGTAGTCGAATAGTAAGAGTCTTCAAAACCTCATCAAAAATACTGGTAAAGTTGGCGTTTCGAAGGAACGTAACCCTGTCGAGCCAGTCGAATTGCGCAACGTCAAAGGGTTGTGTATCGAACGTAAACGGCAGCGGATCTAGCCGAGTGATATAGACCTCGGCGAGCGGAGGCTGATCAACGCCGGAGATTACAATTTCACGAGTGCTCGTAAACGTTACACGTTTCGTCCGAGACTGCGCGAAGGGAACCCAGGTTACGAGATCCCCAGCCAATTGCCAGCCCTGAAGATCGTTCTGCGTAACGACAACCATCCCCGCCCTACGGCGGAGAGGCGGGATCGCGTCACGAGTCGCATGATCAGGGACAGAGCGGAGACCATCGACCCCGTAAAGCGGATCAATCGTCGGGTAAACGTCTGTATCGTCGGTCGGGCCGATAAAACCACCAACCGGGACCGCTCCGGGGATTGCTGCCATTATTCAACCCTTATGCTGATCGCGCCGCCAAGCTGGAAAGTTGACCGGTAGGCGAGATAGCTTGTCATTGCGCCAAATGAATTCGTGACCGCGACGGAGAGCGGAGCTTCGAAGGGAACGTCGAAGCCGGTCGCCGTATCCCAGAAGCGCGTAGCGAGGCCGTAGGCAGCCGGGTAGGCAATCCACTTGTGATTGCCCGCAGCCGCCGAGAATGCCCGCGTACCAGCGCGAGATCCTGATAGCGACGTACTCGGAAGAGCGAGAATACCAGCCTCATCAATAGTTGGGCTCGGATCATTCCCGTGATAGATCCGCCACTGCCAGCTTAGGGCTTGCGCAAGCGTTGAAGTCCCGAGCGAGGAGATTAAGCGAACGGACAAACCTGCTCCGGCAGACGCTTCGTCAACCGGTCCGGTATAAACACCGCCGTTTGTTGCGTTGCCGCCGCCATCGAGGGCAATCGGCGCGGAGCCAAGGGTTAGGCTGTCAAAGCCGGTAATCGGCGCGTTAACCGGATCGTTGGATGCCCAGGAGATCGTTAGGCCGGAGGCGATATAGCCAGCCTCGGCTACGCTCTGCCCGTTGAATAACCCGCCAGCAAATCGAACCTGCAAGGCGGGATTAAATGTTAGCGATGGAACGAAGATGCCAGCCCTTCCGCCGCCGAGATCGGTCGCGGAAACCTCGCTACCCCTAAAGTCGAGCTCGCGAACGCTATGCAAAACAAGATTCCCTTCATCGTAGACATCTACGCCGCCTCCTGGGATTGGAGAGGAGAAGGTGACAAGCGGGGTTGAAACGACCGCCGCGCGCCGGATTGCTGGCTCTCGATATTCTCCGGAGGTCATTGGAGACCGAGAGACGTAACCCGACGCGGACGCCGAATAGTTGGCGGAGCCGGAGACGGAAGCCCCGCCAATAACGGAAGCGGAAGCGGTCAGGGTGTCGGCGTCACTAAACGTATTCCCGTATCCGGCAACCCCATGCGAACGCTTAGCCCTGACAAAGCCCATTGATTAATCCGCTTCCTTGAGAGTGATATTTCCAGCATCGACCCGGAAAAAGTCGCCGGTCCGGATCACGCGCGAGAAGTCGAAAGGACCGTAGAAAACTGCGCCTCCGCCGACTTCACGGATCTCGTAGTGAGTGATTGCCGCGCCGGAGGCCCAGTCCGTCGTTGCCTGCGGAAAAATGACGTTGCCGTTATTTGAAATTTCCGTCCCGTCGCCAACATCGACCGGAGAGCCGAACGTAATCGCCGGGCGCGCGTAAGCGCCGCCGGTTACCTCGGTCCCGATTGAGGCCGAGGTCGGGTCGTCGACGTAGAGCGCGATTTCGAGGCTCTTGCTACGGATATTCGCAAGAGCCTCCGCCTGGTAGGTCCGAGAATACCCGGCCATTTAGATCATCCTTGTCATGCGGACGATGCCGTCCGGCTCGCCGGTCGATTTGATCACGGAAGCGAAAACGCCGTCCGGAATTACGAGCGGACGCTCGCCGGGAGCAAGGAGCATCGAGGTCACATCCGCGTCGACAGCCGCATCGCCGAGAGCAATGTGCGCATAGACGGTATTCGCGACATGGTAGAGACCGCCGGAGATCGGTCCGCCGGTCCGCGCGGCAACCGTCTGCGCGTCGAGGCCGACAGTGACCCCTTCCGGCGTCGCCGCCGGGAAGTGCTCGCCGTTCGGGAACTTGACGCCGGTTAGAGCGCGGGAAAGCGGGTTAAGCGGCATCTACACCCTCCTTTGCCTTGAGAACAAAGGCGCGGAGCTCGACGACGCCGAGGGTTTCGTCAACCTCGATGCTTGCTTCTTTCGCAAACTTGAGCACCTGGGCCTTTTTCATCGCCGCGAGCTGCTCTTCGAGGGTTTCGACCTTCGCGGGCTCGGTCGCCGCCGGATCAGGCAAAAGAACAGCCTGAGCAGGCTCGCTCTGTGGCTCGGCTGTCGCTGGCGCTGTCTCCGGTTCGACAGACTTTTCAGCGTCCTCGGCGACTTCCGCCTCCGGTTCTTTAGCGGCTTTTTTCACGGCGTTCCGAAGATGCCGAAACGAGATCATTCCCATATTCGTCTCCAATTTCTTGAGTTGTTGAATTTTAGCCGGAAACAAAAAGGGCGGGGAAATCCCCGCCCAATTTTTCGGTTTTTGGCTACAATTAGCCGTTGGTTTCGACGGCCACCAAGCGGATGTTCTTCTTGGTGTAGACGCGATCCCAGTTGGAGGCGTTCGCCAGCTCGGCGTTGGTCGGGAAGGTTCCGGCCTGGGTAGCACCGGTCCACTTGATGCCGCGCGGGTGCAGGACGAAGTGGTTGCGGTTGATCAGGACATCCTCACCTGCGAGGGAGTCGCGGTCGGTCTCGGTCGGGACCGGAGCTTCACCCTGGCCGAAGCCAATCGCGCCCTGAGCGAACAGGTAGGAGGTATAGACCTTGCCGGAGGTTGCACCGTTACGAACCGGGAAGCCGTCATCGACGATAACCCGCAGACCCATGTAGGTCGGCATGGAGAAGGTGCGCTCCGCCGGGTCGCCGTGTGCGCCCTGGGCGATCACGTTACCGGCAGCGTCGACGGTCACGTAGTCGATCAGCTTGGCCTTGACCAGACCGGCGAAGACGGTCGAGTGCATGCCGATAGCGGTCAGCTTTTCCTGGGCGTCGCCGAGCAGGAACTTGCCGTCGACAACGACGTCGGAGGTCAGGCGGATAATACCGGTCGTGTCGGTATCTTCGCTGCCGGCTGCCAGGACCAGATCGCTGGAGTCGTTCGCAACGTTGTCGGCGAAGACGCCCTGCAGGGTCGCGACAAGAAGCTTCTGCCAACGGCGAGCCCAGTATTCGGAGACCAGATCGCCGATAGCGGCCATCGGGTCGTCTCCGGAGAGAGCCTTCGCCAGATCGTTGACGCCCCAAGCCTTACCGCGAGCGTGCAGGACGGCAAGGTCCTGACCGGACTGGATCCGGTTGACGGTCAGCGGGTTGGAGTCGGAGAGCACTTCGTCTTCGCCGTCGAGGTCCTTCCAGAACGGCATGTTGATCAAGGTGCCACCGGCCATAGCCAGGACATTGAGCTCCGGATCGTTGGAGATAATACCGGAACGGAAGAGCGCGGAGAGCTCGGCGGAGCGTTCGATGACATACGGGTTGAACACTTCCGGTTCAATGATGTCTGCAATCTTGGTAGCGGCCATTTTATTTCCTTTCAATAATAGCCAACTTCACTTAGCTGCCAAATCCACAGGACCGACATGTATCGAATGGAACAAACAAAGTAGGCCGCAGGCCGGAATAAGGTTTCTGTTCCTCTTGATTTGAAATTTACTTGACGGATACAGCGGACAAAAAATAAGCCGCTGAAAAATCAGCGGCTTACCCTTTTTAAATTTTCGTCCAGGCTTTATGCGGTTACGGCGACACCTGCCTCGCGCTGAAGCTGACGGGCAAGCGCGCGGTCGGTCCGCAAAATCTTCGCCTGCTCGGTCAGGTTCTTCGAGTCCGCCTTCCACGGATTCGAGCGACCGGAATTCGCGCCCGGCTTGACGCCGCCGCCGCCGCCGCCGTTTGCCGGAGCGGACACGAAGTGCTTGCCCTCTTCGGATTCGGACCAGAGCCGGACAAACTCAGCAACGTTGACATGATCGCCGTCGATTTCGGCAAATGCCTTGAAGCCCTTGGCCTCATCTTCGGACACGGTGATCTTGTCGCGGAGGAGCATTTCGACCGCGCCCATGAACGGCTCGGAGACCTTCGCCTTGACAAGAGCGGAGGTCAGCTCGGTCTTGACGATCAGGTCCTTTGCAAATTTTTCGGCGCGTTCGGCGCGACCGGTCAGCTCGGTCGTAACCTTTTCGAGCTGGGTCTGATACTTGGTTTCGCGCTGATCAAGGATCGCCTGCCAGTCGCCTTTTTCCTTGGCGTCCTCTTCGGCCTTCTCGGCCATCGCGGCCTTGAGCGCCTTGAATTCTTCCGGGTCGACGCCGTCAAAAGCTTCGAGCTTTGCCTGAAGCTTTTTCTTTTCGTCCAGGATTTCGTTTTTCTTCGCGTTGATCGGCTCGATTTTCGCGCTGACAGCCGCCTCGATAGCAGCGACGACAGCCGGGTCGTTCAGGTCGATCTTGGTCTCGTTTTCTTTCTCTTTGTTCTCGATATCGTCAGGCATTGACTTCTCCACAGGAGGTAAACCGCGCAGCGGCACGCCGGGTATCGGCGTACCGTTGTCGTAAGGTGCCCGTATCGACAATTCGAAATTTGGCTACAATTATTTGAAATCTGGAATCTTGAGCCCGAGCTTTTTGCAGCCGCGTTCCCATTGTCCCCAGTAGCTTTCCGACCAGAGTTTTACGCCCTTCCCTCGACCGCGACCGCCGAGGTAGGGGACCTGCCTCGACCTCAGGTCGGCGAGAATATCGGCCTTACGAATACCGGCACGCTCCATTGCCGAAATCACGTTCTTGTGGTTCTTCCGGATATTTTGATCGCCCTTGGTTTCACCTTTCGCCTTGGAATAGAGTTTCGGTAGCTTGACGCCCTCGCCCTTGAGCCAGTTAACGAAGCCGAGAAGGCTCCGGCTACACCACTCCTCGCCGTTTACTTTTTTGACCCCGGACTCGCGAACGCGCTCCAAAGCGTCCTGCCATCCGCCGCCTTCGAGCGAAACTTCCTCGAAGATTTCGACAACCGTCTCTTTGATCGCCTCCCGAATATCGCGCTTCGAGACAGAGGCGCGCGCCTCAACCTGTGCGAGGACGTTGTAATTTTCGAGGCACTCTTCGAGCTCGCCGTCGTCGTCGTAGCAAAGCGCCTGCTTCAAATGGTACTGAAGTTTCCCCGGCATCCATTGCTGAGAATGAACCGACCGGGTCGGCGTTTTTAGGCCGCGATTGTTGAGAATGCGCGTGATCGGAGTTCCGGTCGAAGCGTTCTCTTCGATTGCGGAAATTAGCTCGGGGATCAATTCACGGTAAACGAGATCCTGCCGCCGGGAGCTAAGCCCCTTTGCTACCGGGATTCGGAGATCGGGAATTCGCTTGCCAGTCGAGAGGAAATAGAGCGAGTTGAAAGCGGTAATTGTCTCCGCCGCGTTCCTGGCCGGCACGGGAGGTATCCAACCGGTGACAAGTAGCTTTTCAAAAACCTGATCGCTCTCCCCTTCAAAACCTGCCCGGTCAAGTTCCCCGACTCTTTTCGCGTAATCCTCCAAATGGCCGGTTGTGATGACGGTATTGCTCAAAATCGAAATCTCCTTTCCTCGGGTCGTTGCCGGGGATCAGATAACGACTTGTAGCCAAAAAATCAATCTTTGAGACAAATCCAGACCAACACATTTCAGGAATACAAAATAAACGGCCATAGAGAGCGCTTAAGGGGTTGGAGCTATCGTCGTAGCCAATTTCTGAATAGCGCCTGCCTAGCACCCCTAAAAATTAATCCTCGTGACGTTTTCGATTGGGTCCTAAGTCGTTCGGTCGGTCACTCTTCGCCCGCGCCTAGCGAAGGTTTACCCGTAGCGACAAAGGCGCGGGTGAGGAGGGAAGGAAATTAAATAGTAAAAAATATATCCCATCCTAGCCCTTCTTAGTTGGAGCGGGCAAGGATAGGATATTTTTTTAATTGAATTGACGGTCCGACGAACGACGACGGAGTTTCTCAGTCTCGGCGACGGAACCGGCTCGGGACCGGAAGGCGTTGCGCCTTGAGCTCTTCGAGTAGCTCGATAACCGCAATCGCGTAGATAGGGACAGGGAGCTTACCCGTAGCCCATCGGCTAGTCGTTTGAAGGGATACGCCGAGCGCCGTCGCGAGGCGTTTCTGCCACCCGGTCCCGCCCATTGCGTCTTTTGCTCGCGTTTTGAATTCTTCTGCGTCCATAGCGGTGAAAATAGCGAGATCCGTCAGGTGTATAAACCAAAAAAAACCTCCCGCCGCGAACGACAGGAGGTTAGACGGAGAGGAGAGAAAGTTACGCATCGAGACGAAGCGAACTAGATAAAACCTAGCAGACTTCGGCGAGCTTAACCAAATGAAGCACGCCAAGCGTCAGGATACCTTCGGCGAAGTTCTTGGAGCGTATATTCTCGGGTCGTTCCTTCGTCGACAAACTTGTCGAGGGTTAGTCGACCTTGCCGGAAAAGCCGCGCTTTTGTTGGACCTAAGACCTCCTCCTGAAATCCCTTCGGCTGCTTACGGAGCCAGGTCTCGTAAGTCTCATCGGCGCGAACCCGACCGACAAGCTGATCGCGAGCGCTCTTCGGAATATCCTTGAGCTTTCGGGTATCCCGGATAAACGGGCGAACGCCGCGCGCAGGTTCATCCTTGTCAAAACCTAGCTCGCGCCAGGACTTGAGAACCGGGGTCGTTGTTGACCGGCAATTGAAGTGAGCCGGGGGCCTCGGCCCTTTGTCGAAAGAGTAGAGCTTTCCGTCGCGAGCCTTGCAAATCGCCGAAGTCCGACCGTCGAGGGTTGATACCCAGCGGACGCCTTTGATCAAGGGCTCGTTGGCCTTGTAAACCTCCTCGCGGGCGTTAGTCGAGGCCGTATTGATAGCGGTCCGAACCAAGGCGCGAACCTGTCTCCGGCTAACCTCGCGCGCTCCATCCTTGAAGTTGAGCGGGCGCGTCCCGGTAATCCGGCGAACCATCTTGTCGATACTCTCACCCTCGACGAAACCAAGGCGTAGAGCTTGCTGAAACCGACCGAAATCCGCGTCCGCGATCTGATCAAACCAAGACGAAAGTTCACGCCCTTGGATTAGGGCGTTTCCGAATTTATTTTCGGCGGAAACGAAGAGGATTTCGGTAGCCGGGGAAGCGAATTCGATAACCGTCCGGAGCTCGGTCGGGAGCCCTTCGGAGAGCTTGCCGAGGGCGAAGTCTGCCTCCCCGGTTGCAAACTCTTCGAGCTCTTCGCCAAGGCGCGCGGCGAGCTCCCGGTAAGCCTTTGCATTGATCTCGCGGATTGAGTTTAGAACCGCTTCGAGCCGCCGCCGCGTATAGCTCTCCTCAAGCCTTCGGATCTGAGAAACGATATCCGCGTCGACCTCGCCGAGAAGCTCGATTATACGCCGAACCGTCCCGGTCTTGTAGCGCTCCAAAAAGATCGCGTGACGGATCGCGGAGTTTTCAATCCTCTCGTTAGCGGTTTCCATAAATTCCCTTTTTGGCTACTAGATGCGCGACGAAAACCAGGAGAATTTCCCCGTTTCCTTGGCGTATGCAGATTCTATCGCAAGGCTGCGCGTCAGGAATACTTGTAACCGTTTCCGATTTTGTCTATATCTCGCTCGTCACTTGGCGATGAAGGCAACGGAGAAACCCACTCTCGACAAGCGACCGGATTGGAAAAGTTGCATCCCGTCAGGGTCGATCCTAAAGGCGAAAGCGGTCTAGGGGACTTGGCTAGGGTACGAGTAGCGCGAACCTTTGAGCGGGGGCGCGAAAAGTACAAGGGACCAAGCGATGAAGCTAGCAGAAGCCTCTCTCGGAACGATTGCCAATTACTAGGAAACTTGAACGATATGGCCGTCTGACAAACAGAGGGCGCATATAAATCGATCTGTGCCGTCTACGACTTTCCCCTCTCGGACGATAGGGGCGAAGACTGCCGGAATTGCAGCAGATCCATTGCAATTGGGGCATACCCATTGCGACGGAGTTTTTTCCTTTTTTTCGTCTCCGTCTTTACCGCCGGAGATTACCTGAAAGCCTGCCATAGCGCCGATAATACAAGGAGGAAGAGAGAAAAGAAAAGGCAAGAGATGGAGTTATTCCCTACCCCTCCCCGCAACGACTATCAGGTGATTTATGCCGACCCGGCGTGGACACATTTGACTTGGTCGACAAAGGGGAAAGCGCGCTCGCCCGAGCAGCACTACGACTGTATGACGCTCGACGATATCAAGGCGATCCCGGTCGCTGATTGGTGTGCTAAAGACGCGGCGCTTTTTATTTGGGGACTTGATCACATGCTCCCCCATACGCTCGAAGTAATCGAGGCGTGGGGTTTCGAGTTTAAGACTGTCGCTTTCAATTGGGTAAAGCTGCGCAAGCGCTTCGATTGGAACGCGCTTATTTCCGGCCGTGCGTTCGTCGATAAATCGTTTCACGTCGGCATGGGATATTGGACGCGAGCAAACCCCGAGCTATGCCTATTCGCAACTCGCGGCAAGCCGAAGAGGGTTTCTAAATCGGTCCGCCGCCTTGTCGTCGACCCGGTCCGCGAGCATTCTCGCAAACCGGACCGAATTCGTGACGATATCGTCTCTCTATGCGGCGACGTTCCAAGGCTTGAAATGTTTGCACGATCGGCAGCGCCCGGCTGGGACGTTGTCGGTAACGAGACCGAGAAATTCTCCCCTACTCCGAGCCTTCAGGATCTTCCTGATCTACGAGAGCTTCCTCATCCTGCTCTCCTGCCGGCGACCGGCTCCCAGCCTGGTCTTGGCTTTCTTCAGTAGCGCCGAACATACCGGCGAGATCTTCCGCGCCCTCTTCGATAGCCTCTTCATGGTCTTCGAATTCAACATCCTCGCGGATGATCTCGCCCTGCTTGAGCTTATCGAAGAGAACCTCTTTAGAGATCGCCCCGGCCTGCCAAGCGCCGAGGAGCGCGGTAATATCCCCGGAGGTCAAAGTCGCTGCGACAAAGTCCTTATTGAGCTCGAAGACAACCTCGCCGGAGGTGCTCATCCAGTCGCGGGCGATAATCAAAGCCTGCTCGATACCGCGCGAGACGGTTCCCGAAATCTTGGAGAGCGTCGAGTGCTCTCCCCGGCTCTTGATATTGAGCGTCTCGGCAGCTTCGACGCCGCTCTTTTCCGGCGCAAGCATGCGAGCGCCCATCGCAGCCATACGACCCTCGATAGCGACCATTTCTTCACGAAGAGATTGGAAGCCCGCAGCGTCAACCTGTAGGTAACCGACCTTTGATTCCGGGTTGCTTAGATGCCAGATCTGCGAAGGACCGATCTGGGTCGGAGCTTCGTCGGCAGAGACGCCGGTAATGTACGGGGTCGGCAACCCGACATAGTGCAGGCCGTGATAGTAGTCAGCCGAGATCCGGTAGTGCTGAAAGTTCTGGTTGACCAGATCAAGCATAGGCGGCTTTTCGACATTCGCCGTTAGCGTCCGGACGTTGATAAACGTAAACGGTAGATAGTTGAGACGCTTCCCGCCGATCTGCGGGAAAACCTCATACAGATGATAGCCAGAGATTTTCTGGCCCGTATACAGGCTGTCGGCGTTCGGCGTCTCTCCGGTCGGCTTCTCCTCCCGGTTCGCGTCTACGACCCCTGTCCGGCGCTTCGTTGCGCCTTTTTGATCCTGCCGGTAGATACGCTGCCGGTACTCTCCCTCATGGAAGTCAAGAACACGGTACTGCCGGAGCTCAACCGTCTCGAATTCGTTAGAGACGGACTCCTCCTCGACATGTTCAAGGAGCACGACCTTGACAACGCCATACCCGCCGTTCGGGAGGTCGCCGAAGCGCCAGTTAACGATAGACTCGGCGGTATAGAGGCGAAGGAACGGAACAAGCTTCAAGCGCTCGGCTTCAGCGATAGTCAAGTCGCCATATCCATCGGTCGACGGGAAGTCGACCAGGATGCCGGATCGGGCGGTAATTAGAGATTCATCGACGACCATAGAAGCGAACGACACGAGATCGATACCGTCCCCGGTAACATCCTTTTGCCACTCCTCCATTTTGCCGGGGAGCTTTATTACCGGGTCGCGCCGGAAGATCATTCCGGAGAAAGCTTCGACGGTCCGACCGAACGCTCCGAGGAAGGTAGAGCGTAGGAGATAGGCTTTGTATTCGTCCGCGTCCTGGCCGCCGAGGCGCGGGAGGTAAACCTCGCCTTTTCGGTGGACTTCACGCTGACCGTTGCTTGCATCGCGGCAGGCGACCCAGTCCTCGATTGAGTGAGCGTAGGACGCTGCGACTGTTTCAATACCCGTCTGATGCTGCATTGCTTCCTCGTAACAAAAAAGAGCGAGCTCTCGGCCCGCTCCTTAAGTTATTGGCTACAGGTAGCCGACAAAAAATCCGCTTATTCCGGATAGAAAACCAGGATCACGCCCTCGCCCTCGACCGAGCCCGCACACTCGCTAAGAAACTCTTCGAGGGAGGTTTCGACTTCGTCGTCGGAACAGCAGCCGCAAGGCTCATCTTCGGCCATAACCTCGTTGAGGTCGTTGACGCCGTTTTCTTCGAGAACCTCAACAAAAGCACCAGCTTCCTCGCGAAGGTTCCGCAGGTCCTCGGGTACGGAGTCGAGGGGCAGCCTGCCGATAGCCGCCGTAAGCTCGGCGATATAATCGACAGCCTCAATCAGGTATGCGGCGCGCGCTACTTCGTTCATTTGCTCAACTCCTCTTCGTGAATGTTCTACCAACGCACTCACATTAACCCAGTCGCTTGACGTAGACAAAACCGGAATCTATAAACGCTTCAGACGTAGCCAATATCGAAAACGCGAGGAGACAATGAACAAGGCGACCTATTACAAGATCAAGTCTGAGGCAGACGCTTTTCTAGCTCGCCTCGCAGACGATCACCCGGATGTTTTTATCCTCGATAAGAGCCGGGCAAAAATCCCGCTCAAGGTCGGGATCTACAAGGATATCCGCAAGCTTTACCCGGACGTCTCCGGGCGAGTTACCCACTTCGCTCTCAAGCGGTATACGAGCAAACGCTCCTATTACCGCGCAATCCTCTCGGGCTATCACCGATACGACCTGTCGGTAACGCCTAGCGGCAAGGTTACTGCCAAGCAGCGCGATACTGCCAAGGAACGCCTTAAACGTTCGCTTATCAGTCGCTCGAAAGTAGCCAAAATCGGAAAAAACGAAACGAAGAAAGGACACTGACATGCTCAAGCTGCTTACGAACCTCCTCCCGACCGGCAAAAGCAAAAGCAAAAGCGAGGCAAACAAGGTCATCAAGCGGATCGGCGCAGCCTCCGCTTACCGCGCCCGCAAGGATATCCATCCGGGTCGGACTTCAAGCCTCAAGAAGATGCGCCGCGCCGACGATATCGCGACCGGCAAGCGCCCGATCTCCTGCATCCCCGATCCGGTCAAGATTGCCGGGCGCGAATTTTCCTATCACCCGACCAAGGGCATCAGGAACCGCGCCGCTTGATCGTGAAACGCGACCCCTTCCGGCTCCGGCTGATCAAGTTTTTGATCCGCCGGGCCTTCGCCCTCTCAAACAGTGACTACCTCGCGTTTAACGCTGCCGTTAACGCGACGATCCCGGACGCAAGGAGGATCTAATGAGCAATTTGCCAATTCCCGAAGACGCTGCGGCCTGCATTCGGCAACTCTCAACCTGGGCGACAAGATACGCCGACCTTGTCGACATCCTTTCCGGTCGCGGTGTCCTGAGGGAGGAGACGACCGAATTTATGGCTAGCGTCGCACGCGCAGATATCCGCGACGCGGAGGCGCTCCTCGCAAGGTCAAGCGTCAATTAGCTTGCGGCAACTGTAGCCAAAAGCTGAATTTTAGAGAAGCAGCGCTCCCCGCGCTGTTTTTCTGTTTTTGGGTATGGACAACCGTCCCGAATCTTCGGTAAATGGCTACAACACGGAGAAACGAGATGCCTAGCATATTTGGAAAAGTAGTCGCCCTTGAGAACGCATACCGCGAGCTCCGCTTTGGCGTTCAATCAAAAGAGAACTGCTTCGCTGTCCGCGAGATCGCCGCAAAGACGATCAGGGCAATCAAAGAGGACCGTGACCGGATCTATACGACCGGGCCGAAAGTACACGGGCGGTTTGAGGCGTCGCAGCTTGATTTGCTTAGCAAATGGCAAGGTGAAGCTGAAGCCGTTTTCGACAATTGCGAAAGGATGGCCGCGAAAGCGGCCTAAGAGACATGAGCGAATTTAAGCGTTACCTCGCCGGGAAAATCGTCGAAGCGATCCTGATCCTGACAATTCTTACGCTCCTCGGAGCCGGGGTTATCTCCGGCGCAATCGAGATCAGCAAAACACCCGACTACGATTCTATCGGCCTAACGATTGCAATCGATGACTTGACCAACGTGTAGCCAAAAGGAGAATTTTCGTGCTGAATGTTATTGTAACCGGAGGCCGTGACTACGACGACGGTCCTTTCGTCTCCGAAACCCTCTCGAAATTACACGCAAGCCGAAGCGGACCGATTACCCGGCTCGTAAACGGTGGCGCGCGCGGGGTCGATACCTTTGCGAAGGATTGGGCAATCGCTAACGGCGTTCAGGTCGTAACCGTCAAGGCGGACTGGGACCGCTTCGGCAAAGGCGCGGGACCGATCCGAAACCGCGAAATGGCCTTCGGCTACCCGGACTCGACGCTTGTCGCCTTCCCCGGTAATTCCGGAACGAAAGACATGATCCAGGTCGCGCTCGACCACGGAATGATGATCCTCCAATACGGCGAGCCCGCGAATAACGAGCCGGATCTCTTCGGCGGTCTCCGGAGCTCGTTTGCACATGTCTAAGGATACGGAAAACACGGAAAGCTTTACGGCCATCGAAGCAATCGTCTGGACCACCCTCGGTATGTTCGGAGGTCTTTTTACAATCGCCTCGGTCGTTATCGGCTACGGCCTTGTTTCCCGGATCTTTACATGAACTTCGCCTGGGACAAGTTCAAAACCGCGACGGTAACTTTTGAGCCAAGTAAGGGCCAGCGCCCGGCGCGTTACCGCGTTGTTTTCGAAGGCGAGGAAGAGCGTCACTACCTTGTCCGGGGATACGATACGAGCCTCCCAGAAATCCGAGCCCTACCCGCCCCAGGTCGAGAGATCAAAGGGCGCGGAAGGCGCAAGGATTACCCGATCAGCATAATTCACAAACGCGGCAAGGTCGTTCTTGAGGCTGTCGCCTATTACGTCGGAGATATTGATGAAAACGGACTTTACGCCGATTGACCCGTGGACCTATTCCCGCGATGCGGCCGCAGGCGTTGAATATTGGACCTATCAGCTCGCTCGCGGTCATATAATCCTCGGGCGGTATATCGGAAACCCGGACTCCTGGTACTCGCTTTATAACAACCGGGACCTGCCTGCCGCCCTCTTCGCCGGGATTGGCGTCGAGGAGGCAAAGAAACGTGTGCTAGAGGCTGTTAAGGTCAACTTCTAGGTTCCGCCAAGCTTGGAGCTTGTAACCGACCTCTTAGGCGCGGCAACGCGATAACGGGCGGCATCGGCGATATGGTCTTCGGCCTTCGTATCGATATCGTCCGGCTTGTTCTCGTCACGCGGGAGCGCGGGAAGTGTTCGGATAATATGCCGGCAATTGTCCATGACCCAGAGCCCTGGCTCCTCGACCGGGAGAGCGTTACCCTCTTCATCGGTCGGAGCCGCGTTCTTGAGCATCTTGCGCATGTGATCCCACCCGTTGACACGGGAGCCGGGAGACTTGTCGGACCGGATCCAGCGGACGCCGATTTTCTCCATTTCGGATGCAATCGACTTGCCGTCTTGAACATCATAAATCGCGTTGTCCGCCGGGCCTGGGTGGATCATCTGCGATAGCCCGAGCTTGCCTTCGATCTCCTTGATACGACGCGCGAGCTCGGTCGAATGAAGGCGCAGACCTTCGTCCGGCTTTCCGTTCCACGTATAGTCCTCCGAGATCGCGATAAGTGACCCGCGCGGGAAGGCGAACGGACCTCGACCGGGGATCTCGACCTCGGTCCCGTCTGTTTCGGCCCACCAGATCGTTGCGGACGGTTTCGCGGAACCCCAGTCAAAAGACCGGTCGACACGCCATGTATTCGGGATCTTGAAGTGCGGGAGGATAATCCGCCCAGGCTTCCAAACGTCTGCGAAGAACGCGCCGAGAGCGATATTCCAGTCGCCGTCCTTCATTGCCCGGACAAGCGCTTCATCACCGAGACCCTTTAGACGCTTCTCGTAATCCGGGTCATCCTCGGCAAGCTTCGGGTTATCGGACATCTTCGCCGGGATGTACTGGCGAAGCATCCCGCCTTCGTCGTCCGACGCGCGGTAAATCTCAAGCTCCGGCTTCGGGTCGATAAAGGTCGACTTGACCCACGTATGACCGACGCCGCCGGGGTTAGAGCCGCAGAGGATACGCGGAAACAGGCCCTTGTACTTTGCCGGGATATCAAGACCGGACAAGCGGACGCGGTTACGGAGAAAGCGATAGATCTTGTCGGTAAAGTGCGTCAGCTCATCGATCATCAGGACGTGGATTTCCGCGCCCTGATATTTGAACCGGTCTTTTTCGTGCTGGCAGTGGCAGAGGTGAATTACCGACCCGTTCCAGAAACGGATCTTGTTATCCGACAAGTTGATCTTGACGTAACCGGCCTCGACCCACTCGGAGAGGAGGGAAAGGAACCCGCTCGGGCCTTCCATATGGTTGGCGAAAAGGTCGCCGTATTGACGCCGGAAGATATAGACCTGAATACCCGGCACATCGATACACCAAGCGACCGCCGCGACGCGCATCAGGTGGGACTTGCCGCCGCCTGCTGCGCCGCCGTAAAGGATCTCGGTAGCTAGCGATGTAAAGGCTAGCGTTTGTTTCGGGAATAGCTGTAGCTGCATTTTCGTTTTTGGCTACGAGGCGAACGAGACAATGCCCCAAAGAAGGCAAACGAGCCCGAGGAGCGCGAGCGGAGTAAATTCCGCGATCCGGAGAACGATCTCGCCGACAACCCAGCGGAGAGCTGCTTCTTTCGAGACGACGCGATCTTTATGGAAGTAGTGCGCGACCTCCCCAGGCACCGACGAATTGGAAAAAGACAGGCAGACTGGAAAGTGCGCCTCGGAACCGGGCGCGGAGATCCAAGCCTCCGGCTTCGTCCGGCCTACGAGACAAAGAGCCTCGCCGAGGTCGCCTTCCTTCGGATCTCGAAGCAACCCCCCGGCGATGGTGGTCCAGAAGCGGTTTTCAGCCTCAAGGCGATCTACATCGGCCTGAAGACGGTCGATTTCGTCCTGGTACTCATCAGAGGCGGCTAGATAGCCAACCTGATAGAAATCAATCGTCTTCGTCATCTTCACTCTCCTCTTTCGCTTCTTGTTGAGCGAGGACAAGAGTAAGGGACGGGCCACCGGCAGAAGGATTATCGAGCTGGCCTTCGATTTCCATCTCGACGGCTTTTAGCTCCGGCAAGACGCGCTTGATTAGTGTATCTGCCGCCTTGATCCGCTGATCGATTGTCGGGAGGATCCAGACAGCGTTTTCCTTCGCTTCTTGCTTCGTCTTGAAGCCAAGCGGGACAGGCGTTTGACTACCGGCGAGGACATCAAGCCTTGAGACCTTGAGCGGCTCGCCGTTCATGATTTGGGAATAGAAATTGACAAGACCGGCTTTCGCGATTGCGTCCCGGAGCTCTTTCGCCGTCTTGTTAGGTGTACCCTTCTCGCGCCCGCCGGTCCGGACACGCTTCCCCGTGCTCGGGTTTATTGCTTTTCCTACCACTTCAAAACCTCAGGTTTATCGTTTGCGGCGAGGGTAAGCTGCGCCCGAGCGCGGGGAATAATAGTGCGGGTTAGTAGTTGTTTTCGAGGACGTAGCCGACAAAGTCGCCGAACTGGAAAAACTGCTTGAAGCCCGAGTAAATATTCGGGTTGGTCGGGCGTTGAACGCCGATTAGGGAAACCTCTTTCGCCGCGATCTCTTCAAGCGGAGTCCCGGCTCGCATCTTGTCGGCCATTGTCGACCGGGAAAGGACGCTCGAAAGATAACCGCCCTCGGGCTCGATACGGTCGACGACAATCAGGATTCCGCCCCTCTTGAGCGCGGAAACGGATTTCGAAATAAAGAACCTGCGATCCTCCGGCGGAAGAAACATGATGAACAGGTTCGCTACGATCACGTCGTAAGCCTCCGGCTTCCGTGAAAGCTCTTCGAAAACATCGACCGCCTCAAGCTGGAAGTTGATCCGGTATTCGTCGGAGTCGAGCCTCTCGGTCGCGATCTCGACCATTTCCTCGGAAACATCAACGCCGACGTAGCTCGCATCGCGGGACTTGAAGACGTCTTGCATCCGGATCGCGAGATCGGCGGTAGAGCAGCCGCAGTCAAGTAGAGCGCCGTTCGCCGGGAGATACCCGGCGGCTATATCAGCGACCTTGTCGCTAAGAAGGTCATACCAAGGGAGATGCCGGCGGACGTGGGCGTCAAACTCTTCCGCGATAGAAGTCCGCTCAAAGCTCCAGCTTCCTACCTTTGCGCTCTTCGTTGTCATTTGATTCCTTTCTCTCATGGCCGTTTGCCGGTGGTTTGTCTAAAGATTCGTCGCCAAAAACGCAAATCTAAAAATGAACACTAATTTTAATTTTGGTTATGGACAGCTACACGGACTCGCCGTAAAAGTCGCATAACGTTGATTTTCAAACACGGAGAGACGAAATGAACGCCCTCGAATTCTTTACCAACGTCAAGGCAACAGCTCAGGTCAAAATCTTCAACTCGATTTCCGAAGCGGACCCGATCAAGCGCTTTTCGGACCGCAAGACCGGCGGCAAGCGGATCATCGCGGCGCTCGCCGATTTTGACGCTATCGAGAAGCCGGTCGAAGAGATCGAGCTTGCCGATATCTCGGAAGGGATCGCAGGCGGCCTTAACGTGATCCTTACCGAGGAAGGCTGCGACCTTATCGAGATCGCGAAGCCGGAGCCGGAGCCGGAAACAGCCCTCGACGGAGCAATCGAGATCATCGGATCGGAAACCCTCTCGGTCGCAGCCGAGGAGGACCTAGGGCAGGTCTACGAAGAGCAAGAAGCTATCAAGCCGACCGAGACTACCCCGAAAGCCTCCGCGCCTGTCTCCGACGCTCCTAAGCTCCCGAAGCCGGGGACAAAAAAGCGGATCGTCTTTGACCTGGCCCTCCGCGAGAAAGGCGTAACGAAAGCCGAGCTCGCCGAAGCAACCGGCTGGCCGCGCGCAAACGCTACCCTCGGTCGGGTCGCGACGGCGGCAGGCTACAAGCTTACCCGCTTCAAGCGCCCGAACGGCGAAAGCGCCTGGAAGGCCGAGGAGCGCGGAGCTTGAGTATGACGGCAATCAATTGGATACCGGTCGTCTCCGGCAAAAGACCGGCGCAATACAAGCAGGTCTTGATCGGTCGCGCGGCAACCGCCGGGAACAAAACGACGCTTCCGGGCTTCTGGAACGGCGAGCACTTCTACGCGGTCGGAATTGCCGAGACGACGGAATTTGTCAACGCGACGCACTGGGCCGAGTTCCCGGAGGCTCCCGATGCTTAGGCTATCTTCTGCGACGACAGGTCTCCCGGTCTACCTCAATCCGTTCCACATCGTTTCGGTCGTCGAGAGCGAAGACTGCGGCGCAATCGTCCTAACCGTCATCGATATCGACGGTCAGGGCTGGCGCGTCAAAGAAACACCGCAAGAGATCGGATGCCGCGAGGCTTGGAGACACGTTTTCCCCCCTCCTGATAAAAAATGAACATAAAGTTCATTTTCTCACTGTACATCTATTTCTGATTTCGGTTACAAGAGGTCATCGAAACGGCGATAGCCAAAACGGAGAGAACGAAATGACCGACCGCAACGCTTACAAGGTAGAACAGATCGTCAAGATGACCGCCGAAGCTGAAGAAATGATCGAAGCCGGTTTCGCTTCGAAGGCCGCTCAGAAACGCGCTCTCGAAAACCTCAACCGCGCTTACGGTTATATCCACGACCTGCACCACGACGGTCTTTGCAAGAACGCTCCGCACAACGGCGCGGAGCAGTGGACCCAGGAAATGCACCAAGAGCGCGGCGAGTTCTTCGCGGCAAACGAAACCCCGTTTGACCTCCACCAGGTCCGCGAAAAGAAGCACGCCGCGATCTTCGGCGACTTCTGGCAGCAGGTTTCCGACCTGATGAACCTCCGCGACCTCGCGAAAGCAACCCCGATCAACGCTCCGGTTAAGGACGAAGCCAAAGCGAAAGAGGAAGAGATCCGCGCCTCGGTCGTAATGACCCTCGAAGAGCGCAAAGAGCGTTTCCTTCATAACCTCGACGTCGCTCGGATGTTCAACGGCCTGCCGGTTACGGTTACCGCCCATTACGTTACCAACGAATACGGCACGACCTTTGTCCGCCACTTCTTTTACTTCAACGGCAAGCTGACCCGCCTCGCCGAAATCATCGCAATCGCCGGCATCCTCAAGGACGAAAGAGAAGGGAAGGCATAAGCCTTCCCTTGCCGGGAACGTAGCCAAAAACAGAAAAGGAGAGCAACGTGCAGGAGACAATTGGATATTTCGATGCCGGAGAGAGCTTCGATATGAGGACCCTGTCTTTCTCGGCAGATACCTGGGTCGTTCGCTTTACCCGCGACGGTCGCTTCGAGATCAACCCGGAATATGAGCTCGACGAAGCATCCGCCGAGTTTGTCCGGATCGTCGAGCAGACCTTCCTTGACCGGGAACGGGAAAAGCTCGGAGTGCTCGCCCTCGCGATTACCGCGCTCGAAGCGGCCTCCCATACCGAGCGGAAATACGTTCTCAACAAGATGGCGCCGGACCATGCCGACCAGATGATCGCTAAGTCGCGGATCGCGACCAATATGGATTTAGTCAAGCGGATTAAGGAGCTGTGCAAATGAGCCTCATTGTCTTCCCTTCAAATAGCGACGGTCTCGACCGGACGCCTATCGGCCCTCCGGAGCGGACACGGAAGATTACCGAGACCATCAGCCGGCTGATCGACGCAAAGGTCGACCTGGCTCTCTCGCGGGAGAATAACAACGCGATGCCATTCGAATTTCTCCGAGTTACCGAGGTCGAGAAGGAACTCGACGAGCTGCTCGACGGGACAACGCCATGTTAGAGACCGATCGTGCAGTCGTTTTCTACCCGGCGGACTACGTCGAGGATCTTGCGCGGCAGCTTCAAAACGCCGAGCGGGAGATCTCCTCGCTTGAGCAACTCCGGCCACATTGGGCTCAAGGCTATACGAGCGACGGGGTAGCTGCCCAGGCGAAGACTACCGCCCTCTCTCAAATCTGGGTTGCCCTCGGCGTCGACAACCAGACTGCAGCAATGGAACGTATCCGCGAGCTACTCGCCCGCGAGGCGGTGACACAAGGTCTCTAGCAAACCAACTTGAGACCGGATTTAGCCTCACTCTGACGAACCGGCAACGGCGATAGAAGCGTCTAGGACAGGTGCCTAGACGCCGCCGAGCCTTTTCCCCTATCCAATCAAGAGGTAACCCTATGAAAGCCGTTAAGCGCTTCGAGCGCCCGATCTATGCCCCAGGCATAGGACGCCTCTCGGACGTCGCTCGCAGGATCTTGGAGCAATCCGCGTATATCCCCGGCGCTACCCGCTATACACCTGCTCAGGTTATCGAGAAGGTGATCTATCGGCAGGAGTCGGTCGCCTCCTCCTCTAGCTCCTGCCCGTCCTGGCTTTGGTGCGAAGCAATCTCCGATCAGGGTGAGCCGTCGATTGACGGGGACTTAGGGAAACTCCCGTATATGCTACCTATCGGCGACGGTCGGCGCTACGCCGTCAACCTACCGGCCTATGAGGCTGCGGAAGGTCCGGACGGTCTTCTCGGGCTTATCGGTGGGGACTGTCGGTATGGGATAGATTTCCCGGCCATCAACTTTATGCTTGAGCACGGGATCTCTATCGGCGAGCGGTTCCTAGTCGAGGTCTCGATATCGTACAGCCAGGACTATTACGGGGAATGCGACTGCGATATCTCTTCCGAGGTCATCTACAAGGAGCCGAACTGCGGTTTCATCATCCTACCGATTCCCTCGGACGCGGTCGGCTACGCTTGAATTTTGGGGAGTTGGTCGTATTATCTAGGCAAGGGGTGACGCACCTTCTTAGATCCGGTGGGACCGGGGTTTTATCCCCGGCCCCTCGCCCTTAGCGTTCAAATCTCAAGTTGATTTCGATTGCGAAGCCGAAGAACTTGAGCTTGAACCGGACTTGCCGGATTTTCATCAGTGCGTCACCCCCTTTCTAGTTTGCCAAAGAGATAAGCCCCTTTGACGCTCCGAACCTAAAATGGCGGAGCGATTACTGCCAGAAAACAATGTAGCCAAAAACATATTTTTCGTGCATTTTCATCTGTACAGCTTTTCCGATTCCGTCTACATAAGATCTCAACAACGACGGAGACGGAAATGACCGACTTTTCTAAACGCTACCCGGAAGAAGCCAAGACCTACGAGCTCTTCGCCGAGTACCTTACAAACCGGGATTACACCCCTGTCGAGTACGCGATCTCTCAAGCCTTCCGGGCTCAATTCTTCGCAGCTCTTCCTATCGAGCGGATCAAGAAAATCGGCGACGCCCTCTCCGGGATCGAGCCGAGCGAGAACGATTACGCAAAGGCAATCACTTGCCTGATCCGCGCAAAGGTTCTTCGCCGGAACGCGAAAAACAAGACGCTGATCGAAGTCAATTTCTAACCCTCTTGGAGGTTCCTATGACCGAATTCCCTCTTTCCCGCCTGATGACCCGCGAAGCCGCCGAAGGCCGCGTAGCGCGCGGTATCGCTGGCGGGTTCGTTTATCACGTCCTTACCCTCTCCGGCGATTTCTTCGAATACGACGCGGAGAGCTTCGAGCACGCCTGCTCTTGCGCGATGATCTGGTCTAATCCCGAGACGCACCGCTCGACGGACTCGGTTGCCGTTCGCGAGGTCCGGAAGGACGGCTCGCTTAAGGCGGCAGCCAAGTATTTCTCATATGCTGACCACGCGGAGGCATCATGACCGCGATCCAATTCGAGGCAACGGCGAGCGAGCTCGGCTGGCGATGGTCAGCTCGCTCCGGCGGTCGAAAATTTCACATCACCGCATCTTTCGACTTCCCCGACGAATTCGTCGTATGGCGGGAGTCCTACGACGGGGAAAAGATCCCCTTCGACAACGTTTCGAGCCTTTGGAAGGCTCAGCAGATTGTAGCCGAAAAGATAAACTAGGAGACGAACATGGCTAAAGGAACCGGAGAGATAATCGTGATGGGGCGGAAGTTCCTGACGATCACTTTCAACACCGACGAAGAGGCGAACGAATTTTTAGCCGCGTTTACCGGCTGGGGCGTGATCGCCGTCGAAAGCAACGGGACGCCGGAGCAGGTTATCCACGTTGCTGAAAAGAACGACCGAGGGGTAAAAATCCAATGAGCAAGTGCGCCGAACACCTCTTCTTTATCTCGGAAACTCTCGCGGCAACCCCGCGCGACGGAGAGTGCATCGTCGACAAATACTGGGTCATTCATCCGGAAAAGGGTCTCGCGTTCTTCTACCCTCTCTCCGGGCCTTACCGAGGCGACCCGCCAGCTCCGCAGTTCAACAGGTCGGAGGCAACGGCGAAGGCTCTTTGCGACCGCGTCTACGGCGAAGGCTTTACCGTCAAATACGTGCCTGTCGTTTTTGCCGCCTGGGCGCTCCGCGAGGCGTCCCGACTCAAGTCCGGCAAGCCGGAACGATTGGAGGTAGAGCTATGAGTATCATCCTTAGCCGGAAGTTGGACGAATGCCCGAAGGATAAGGATGCGATCTTCCTAGCGAGCGAAGGCGGGATCTTTATCGGGAGGCTTCAGGACAAGCTCGTATGGGATGAGCCCTACGCCTTCTACTACGGCGCTAATTTTGGCGCTCGCGTTCGCGCCTGGGCTCCTATACCAACCGCCCAACTGCGCCCTGGGTTTTTGGACAAATCATAGCCAAAAACAGAAATCTTGTGCGTTTTCTCTGTACAGCGTTCGCGGCGCACTTATAAGTCGGTCTCAACAAACGGAGATAGACGATGTTTCACCAAGTTAACGAAAGCAACCCGACCTACGTCAACGACGGCGACCTCAACCGTTTCGCCGCTTGGCATCCGGGTCTTGATCGCTGGTTCTACGCAACCCAGGGCGGGCCGGTTGGCTTCGTCGCCGACTACGTCCGGGTCGATTGCGCAGAGAATACGTCCCCGGAAGAGTACCAGGTTTTTGAGGTCGAGATGATCAACGAAACCCGTTTCAAGGTCGGCGCGCGCGTCCCCTACATCGTCGTCTATTCGTAAGGAGAGTAATAATGTCCAAAGGTATCAAGGCAACCCTTATCACTAAGGGCGGTCTCGGGAACGTCGTCGTCAAGCACGTTTGGCTCCTCCGCCATAGCCGGGAGAAGTGGGCGCAATACAATAGCGCGGTAAAGATCTCCTACGTTAGGAAGGGCGCTCGCAAGGCGCGCGGTATGGTCTACTCCTATGCCCCTTACGTCATCCTTATCGACGGCTGGCAGGATATCCCTTCGCAGGCGATCTTCGGCGCTTCCAAGCCGGGCAATACGCCTAACGTAACCGTATCCTCCGCCCGCTATTCGTCCTTTGACGAAGGGTGGTCCCGCGACTTCGAGTCGGCTATCGATCTCTCTAAATTCAAGGTCCTCGCCGACTTTCGAGACATCAACACTTACAACGCAGAAGAGGCATACGAGCCGGTCGTTTTTTGACCAGAGCGTAGCCAAAAACAGAAAGGAACAACATGAAAAAGACCATCAAGACCGCGTCCGCGATCCTCTTCTTAACCGTCCTCGCAGCTTGCGGGACGGAAGCCGAAGCCTGCGACGGGGTGACCGGTCACGAGCTTATCGCCGCGTTTGAAAAGGCGCAGGCCGAGAACCTCAAAAAGCCGAGCGCGAACGAATTCGAGGCAACGTTTGCGAAGTCGGTCTCCGACGCCTTGCTCGAAGGCATTACGAAGCGGATCGACTCTCAGCCGGAAGGGCGCGACGTCTGCATCACCAAAGAAAACAACATTTTCAACGGCTAAGGAGGTGACGATTTGAAAAGGATGATTTCGCTAGCGCTTCTCGCGCTCTCGCTTGCCGGTTGCCAGCAGGTTTCGACGGTCGGAACGCTCGGAGAGAACGGGCTAACGCTTAGCATGGTTCGCTTGCCGACGCTCAAGGACGCGAACGCCAAAGCTGCCGCGTACTGCGCTCAATACGGCAAAGTCGCCGAGGCTCAAAACCCATACTGGCAGACGATTGACGGGCTCGTTACCTACGCCTGCGTGGAGGGTTGATCGTGGAACGCTTCCAACTCGCTACCGACCTACCCGAAAGCTACAAGGCCGCGTCTTTCGAGCAGATGGCGCCGGTTCACTACGATCTCCTCGGCTCCCTCAAGGAGTGGCCGAAACTCCCTCCGCCGTGGGTACTTAAGGAGCTAGGTAGCTGCGCGATCTACCCGGACGACCACGCTCGCGGGAAGATGCTTCAAAGGGAATTGCACCACTCGGTTATCCCGTACAAATCGGAATGCGAAGGCGGTGCCGGCTTCTGGGATCGGATCACAAATGGCGCTTGGCGCGAACATCAAACGGAGGGCTGGATCAATGATCGAACCAAAGTTTCAGCTTAATATTCGCGACGACGCGAACCCCTGCCCGAAGTGCGGGTCGAAAAATACCCTCGCCTCGGTCGACCAGTTTACGGAAAAGCCGGGAGAGCGAAAGACCGCAGTCAAATGCTTCTCTTGCGGTCGTAGAGGGCCTTTCGCAAGCGATATGGACCTAGCCGTCCGGCGCTGGAATTCCTGGCTTGAGGAGCTCAAATATACGCAGCCCGATATCGAGATTTACCCGTATGTCGACCCGGTCTCGCGCGTAAGCGGTTTCCGCGCCGATATCGATATGGGGCCAGGTTATCATGGGATCGGCGATAGCCCTGCCGCCGCTCTCTTCCAAGCGGCTGCGGCGTGGGTTCAATTCGAAGCACGGAGGGCAGCAAGTGAACCTAACTAACGCTGTCCTCTACAACTGCTGGCCGGGAGAACGGGAGCCGACCGCCGAGGAGCTATCGATCTACGACACGCTCGAATTGAACTGCGTCAGGGACGTTTCCGAAGAGGACCAAGAGGGAACCCAATTCGAGCCTTGCGAGCCCGAGGACGCGGAGCTCTGGTCGGTCTACCTCCACCTAAAGGCCGGAGGCGTTGACGCGCTTACGGACTGCCGGACGCGCGAGGAGGCGGTCATCGTTATCGAGTACCTCGCCGACCGCTGGGGGATGCCGGTCGAGCTTGTTCGTTAGGTTTACGAGCAGCCAAGAGCCAGCCGGGTGAAGAATAACGTCAATGCGTCTTTACCCGGCTACCATCGGAAGAATGATTATATAACTATGAATACCTATCTGTCATTTCCATTAATATTCGACCTACAGGGGATATCTCTGCGTAGTTTGCGTTAAAATAGTAATCATAATAACGCTCTGACGCGGATAATACCCTCTCCTTTAACAGCCTAGCCCTTGATTGTGCCCGTTCTTTTCTCCACCTTATCATTCGAATACTTGTAAACAGGAGAAAAGTTGGGAAGAGCATAAGCATAGCCGCGCCTATCGCAGCATCTAAACTCCCGTCCCCGACGACATAATCCGAAACGAACTTGAGCAAATACGCAATCGCGAAAAGCGAACCTAGCAAAAGGCTCTGCCCCAAAATCATATTTGATGTAGAAATTTGTATCAAGCCAAGTCTAATTAAACGATCTATTCTAGCATCGTGAGTTATTCTTATGCCGCCCTGACGCACCTTCCGAAGAATTTCAAAATCTTTCGCGTCTATTTTTTTAGCAATGTCAATTATATCTGACTGAAATCTATCCTCACCCCGCAATATATCTTCAAGTATGCCACGCCAGAGTGCTGCGTCTGCATCGTCAGGCCCGACGTTTTCCGCCTTCTTTTGCCATTCGTGAAAGTATTCGATGGTCTTTAGGTTGGGTGTTATATCGATAAGCTCCGGGTTTTTCGCCTGGACAGCTTCAACATGCGAGCGAGTATTTGCCTGCCTCTCTTCAAACGCCCATGCTGTAAGCGCCGTTAACTTACCCCCGAGAATGTCGACACTTCCGCCAAATAAGCGTTCAAGCAACCCGTCTTTGCCGCCCATTTTGTTGAGGCGCTCGACCGTGTCTAAGCCGCTGCCTTTTTCGCTCTTTGCTTCCTTGTCATCGTCGACACTTTCTTCCTCTGACATTTCTCGCCCCTCAACAAACTTCAACCCTCGGTATTAGGTACACGATTCCGGTAACGGCGCAATCAATGTGCGTTTTTCAGAAATCGCACTGGTCAGCTTTTCTGTTTTTGGCTACACGTAATCAACATCAAACGAGAGAGACGACGACATGACCAAGAAGACCTTTGAAGTTACCAAGCCGAACGGCGAAACCGCAACGTTCTCTACCAAACGCGCAACCTCCCACGCCGTCCTCGCCCGTCCGGGAGAAGTCTACAAGGCGATCCGCGAGCGGGAGCTTGCCGAGATGACTTCCCTCGGATACCCGGCGGAACGCCTCGCCGAAATCAAGCGCGAGATCGAAATGATGGACACGACGCTTTGGGTCATCCTCTCAACCTCCGCCCGCCTCGACCTCGCCGAGAAGGCTCGGGACGGCTTCGTAAAGCGCGGTGCCTGGTCGGAATTCCAGATCGTAGAGGCGCGGGAGCTTTAAGCTCCCTAGCCTGTCGACAAAAACAGAATTCTTGTGCGATTTACACTGTACAGTTTGGCTACGGCACTTATAGTCAATCTCAACAACGACGGAGAGAACGACATGACCAAGCGCCCGACCAAGAAGCTAACCGACGCACAGCTCGCTCAAATGATCATCATCCGGGATACGCCCGCCGCAATCGCCGCCCGTCGCCTCGCCGGCATCACGAAGTAAGGAAGAGAAAATGGCTTACGAGATCGTAGAGCAGAAGGCTTGGAGCAACGGCAAAACGACGGTTGCGCTTACCCAGGTCTTTGACCCGACCGGCTTCGAGATCGTCTCCCAGGGCTTCCGGATCAAGAAGGACGGTAAGACCCTTTACCCCGGCTACAAGCCCTTCCCTACCCGCGAAGCCGCCGAAGAGAAGCTCAAGGAAATCGCCTGATGTTTACCGAAAAACAGATCGCCGAGCTCCGCGCCGGTTACGCCAAGATCAACCGGGTAGGCGTCGAGTCCCCGGCTTACGACCGGCTCGTAAAGATGGTCGACAACTTCGACGACGAAACGATGCTCCAGATCAAAGATGCCGGGATCAAGTGGATGTCTTCCCTTGCCCTTACCCGTTGCATCCGCCGGGGATTGGTCAAATGCGACTAACCACAAAGAAGATCCTGAAAGAGGTAGGCTCGCCCTACCTCGATCTCTGGAAGCCTATCGGGCAGAGCTACTGGATCTTCTCCTACGACGATCTCGAAACCGCCGGCATCTACGAAACGGAGTCGGTCTATACCCCTTGCCTAGTCGATATGACGCTCGATCAGTGGGTCGCAATCGGCAAGGCGTTTGTTGAGAAGGTTCAAAAAAATGGCGCGTAAGCTATCCAAGACGATCCAAAACCACCCGGCTGTCGCCGACTACGACCTGACCGACGATTGCGGCGATGTTCCCTTTCACGACGTCCTCCTCAAGGAAGGCTGGACGTTTATCGGAGAAGACCCGTGGTGCCGTCGCCGTACAGGGCTCTTTGAGACCGTTGCCGAGTTCAAACAGGCGAACCCGATCCGTGAAGATACGCTCGATTACAAGCTTGCCGACTAAGAAGAAACCCGCCTCGGAGCGGGTTTTTTTACGCCTAGTCTTTCTTGGTTTCGTCTTTCTTGGTTTCGTCTAAATCGAAGATGTATGGAAAGAGCGAGACAAATGTCATCCAAACAATAAGACCAAATGCGATGTAGGTTAGTTGTGTTATAATCGGATCGTAAAATTCCTCTATTTTGCTTGGTAGAAGAAACTCTTTAACGTCATACATCTTATGCGCCGAGCGAAAACCGGAGTTAAATCCGAATCTTATAGCGTAAACGCCAAGTATGAACATGAATAGCGTCAAGTAAATATAGATTGCGACCCGGCTAAAGTCCCTCGGGTTCTTGTATCCGAGGCTCGTGAGAGCAACGATTGCAAGCCCTGCCAAAGAATATATGAACGTTTCCATTATTTGCCCTGCTTCTCGTCCTCTTTGAGATCAAATATCTCAGGAAAAAACCAAACGATAAACGTATAGGGGAATACGAAAAGGCAGATCGTACCGATCTGAGAGATATGCTTATTATAAAAGCTATCGAAGGGCTCCTCACTAAACTCTCCCTTTACCTCATAAATCTTATGAGCAGCCTTTAACCCCTCTTCAAACCCCATCCTACTAATACTAATCGCAAGAATGTATGAGAGTGTTGCCATTAGGATAAATGGTGCAATTCTATGGAAATGTTTCGGCTGCTTGTAGCCTAGGACGGTCATGCCGCCGATAGCGGTCGCAGCTAGCGCATAAATGAAAGCTTCCATTTCCGCCCCTCGGATTGAGTCGTTTCGCATCACAACTTCTAGCAAGAAGAGCGGGAAGGAAAAAGGCCCGCCGGTTAGAGCGAGCCTTCGGATCTAGATAGCCGATTGGATATGATCTCGAAGCCGGAAACCGAGGAGCGGCCAGATCTGGTTGACCGCGTCCTGGCGTGCGAGCTTCCGACCGATAAATGCGTCGAAGTTCTCCGGGGACGCGCAAGCGCTCTTGCCGAGGACCGTAAAGCCGTTGTCGAGGACAAGGACGCAGATCGTCAGGAGCCCTAGGGTCTTAGCGTCCTTGATCGCTTGCGCCTCCGGGCCACCCCTAAAATGGCCGTCAACGCCTTCGAGCGCGGTAAAGAAGTGCTCGGAAGAGATCGCCGCCTCGATATCGCCGGGGGTTACGCGGGGAGCGTCGCTCATTCGTCGCCCTCCCCGTCGATTGGCTCTTCGGGCACGGTCGGCGTAATCGTCTCCCGGAACGATGCAACGATATCGATATGGTATCGCTCGATGACCGTCTTTCCCTCATGCTCGCGCTCGATAAAGACGAAATCGGCAACCTGGGCAACCGACTTGATCCGCTCGTAAGCAAGCCTTGAGCCGTCGCGGAAGATCAGGCTAACCGACCGGGTCTGCATTTCCTCCCATTCGAGGTTTGCCAAAGAGAAGCCCTCCGGATAGTCCGGGCCGGTAACTTCAAGCTCCTCGCCCTCGGGGTTTTTAAACCGATCAAAGAAGGCCATTAAAGACCTCCGAAGATCTTGAGGATGATAAAGGCCGGAGTACCGGCGACTGCGCTCGCGATAAAGATCGCGCCGGAGACGAAGACAAAGGCCGCTGCGCAAACGCCGAGCGTCGCTCCGATTTCAGCGCTCTTTTCGAGCTTGTCTTTGAATGACTGTTTCATGCGCTTACGGACTCCTTTGCCGCTTCGATGACTTCGTCGATTGCCTCGACGTCGGACCACATTTTGCTGATAAGCCCAGGCTCGTATTTGTCCGGGTCCTCGGCGCATTCCTTGATCGTCAAGGCGATCTTCTGACCGATTGCAAACCCGAGCATAAGCCCGCTCCTTACGTTTTCCTTGAGGGCTTCCATTCCCTCCGGATCGATGCTCATTTTTTCTCCTTTTGGCTACGATCAGGAGACGCCGAGAGCGCCTCCGCCTTTAGCTTGCGATACCCTACGCGGCCAGGGATGCCTGTCGGCAATAGGGGGAAGATCAGGGAGAGCGGGATCAAGGCTTTACCCTCCCGAGCTTGAGATCCTGTACCTCGGCATACTCCCGCCATCTCCGGTAGCTGTTAAGCCTAGGACCGAAGAGGCTCGGCATATCAGGATCGAAGACGATAACCCGCAACGTCCCGGCGACCGAGACTTCCGGCCGTGCGTCGAGGTAGGAAAAGCCGAGGAAGATCCGGTAGCTATCAGGCAGGATCGTAATCGCGTTACGGCTCTTCTTGAACGAAAAGGGTATCTCGCAACGGCTCAAGACCTCGGCTGCGCCATAGAGTAGGTTTCTCGACCGCTCGAATTTCTCCGAGACGACGACAACGCCACCGGTATTCCATAGGGCTGTTGCGACGCAGTCCCCGACGAAGTTATCGTCAGGGGACCGGATCGACCTCGGGAGGATCGGCTTTTTAGGGCCAGCTCCGATCATGCGAGGACCATATCGGAGAAGCGGTAGAGATCCTCAAGCTCGGCAATCTGGAGCTTGTTATCCCAGACCGGGTCGTGGGCGACAAAGTCCTCGCTCCACCGGACGTCGTGACCGGGCTCGATACCAAGCTCGCCGGTTGTCCGGAGCTTTGTCCGAAGGCAGCGCGGAGCCTGGTAGTGCCAAGGGCATTCGATGCCGAATTTGTAGAAGGCGTATTCGAGCATGGAGAGATCCATAAAGCCCTTCGACCAGACCGTTTTCGGCTTGTGCCGCCGGATAAAGGCCGCGAGCTCAACAAGGGCGGTCTCGGGCGCTTCGGTCCCGGAGAAGGCTTCGCGCCGGGCTTCCTCGGACTGCTGATCCCACCAAGCGAGCGTTCGCGAATCTTCCTGCCAATCCTCATTGACGAAGTTCTCGCGGTCCTCGACCGGCTTCGCGTATTTGTCCCGATCAATCCGCCGGTAGAGAGGGTCGCCGACCTCAAGGCGCGTGCCTTCCCCTTCAAAGAAGGGCGTCGCGGCGAAAGAGAGGATCTTCATCCCGGCGACGGTTCCGAGCGTCTCAAGGTCGATCATCATATGGGTGGTTTTCATTGTATCTCCTTTTCCGTTTTTGGCTACGTTTTGGTTACTTGAACGACCCGAGGCAGTCAAGCGATTGAGTGTTGAAATATGCGACTGCGAGCACTAGAACAGATAGTGAACACAAATCGAGAGAAGCTAGCATGTCGCAACGATCAAAGCGCCGCGTCATCCATACCGATCAAGCCCTAGGGAGGCTCAAGGAAGGGCGAGCGGGAGCGATCCAGGTCTCTACCGAGGCGAAGATCGGATCGCCTGAGTACCGCGCCGCTCAAGACGTCCTAGACGCTATCGACGCCCTCGCCGAGAAGTTGACCGGCAACCGCGAGCATTTCGTTAAGCCGCTCGCGAGAGCCGGGATTTGGGCAGGGCCTAGTCGGTAACCCAGGTATTCGACAAGAGCACGTTTTCCGGCAAGCTGAGCCGCTTGAAGATCTCGGCGATATTCGCCTTAGCATGACCCGCTAGCCCGCAACCGATAGGCGTTAGGATGAAGATCTCATAGGGCGCTTCCCGAGCTCGCTCGCGGGCGTATTCAATAAACGCCTTGATACCCTCCTCGACAACCTCAAGAGAGAGCGTCCGGAGCTCTCTATCCTTTGTCGGGATAGCGTAAGCGTTGCCGGTCCGCCCTACCCCGACGCCGTATTCCGCGCCGAAGTGTTGCTTTGCGTAGAGGGCGGCTCCCTTGCCGTGCCGGCCAGCAAGGTTAGAGCCGAAGACGAAAACGAATTGAACGCCGTTCATGCTTCGAGTTCCCGGAGCTCTTGTCGGATGTTCCTTACGATCTGATCGTAGCGCTTAGCCGTTGCGTGATCGCCGTTTAGGAGAGCCCGGAACTTGTAGACGACGGCCATCCGGAGAAGATCCTTTAGCTCCCGGCGCTTAAACCATCGCTTGAGGCGTTTGATCATCAGGCCCTCCCCTCTACCTGATCAAGCTCCTCGGCGAGCTCGACGTAATATTCGTATGCAGATTGAGCAGCGATATGCCGCTGAGCCCGCGTATGCTCAACAACCCGGATCGCGGCAGCAGCCCGCCGCTTCCGGAGATCGATGGCACGACGCCAGCGATTGAATTCGAACAAGATCATTTTTTCTCCTTTTGGCTACAAGCTAGACAAGCCTGTCGAGGATTTCGGATTCGATGGTATCGGCAAGCCGCATCATCCCGAACGGAAGGACCGAACGCCCAGCGCGTTCAAACTGCTGCATGTAAGATCCGGTAAAGACGAAGTCGTCAGGGAAGCCGGATAGCCGCCGGACTTCAGCAATCGAGAATTTCCGATTCTCGTAAGGGTGGGTTACCGAGGCCGCAGACGGGTGACCGCCCGTCGCTGTAATCGTCGGCGCAGGCTTGTCGGGATCGCAGCGGACCAATTGGAAGAACCGATCCGACTGCTCGCCGGGCTTGAGTTTGAGCCATTCTTCGCCGACCGCATACGCTTTTGACGGGTCGGTCATTTGACGATCCATGCGTGACGCTAATTCGACGCTCAAATCAATGCCAGCCTGATTGATCAGACTTTCTGATCTATCTAGTTCGACGGTATCGCCAAGATCGGGAACAACCCACGGGCAGGCGTCGGCGATTGAGTAGGTATATCCGAGGGGCTTCGGGAAGGATGGCCGGACATTAAACTCTTCGACCAGATCTCTTCTAACGCCTTGGAAAAATAGTCGAACACGACTTTGTGGGCATCCGAGGAATGCAAAATTAACGAGTCGGGCTTCAACGTCGTATCCTGCTCGCTCGAAGTCGTCGAGGGCGTTAAGGAAGTGTCCGACCGAAGATCCCCTGACCATTCCTGCGACGTTTTCCGCTTGGAAGACTTTCGGTCGGATTCCATCAACCATCCGGACATAGTGATCGAAGAGATCGTCAGTTCGTTGTTTGACGTCGGAGTAGTTCTTTTCTTTTCCCCACAATCGGTCTCTTGCACCGGCCATGGAAAAGCTTGCGCAGGGAGGTGATCCGTCGAGGATATCAAGCTCTCCCTCCTCAAGGTCTGCTGCGTAGAGTACATCTTGCGGATCGACGGACCGTATATCTCGGCCATCGATGATTGTCCCTTCCCCGGCGTTTGCGGCGTAGGCATTGCGTGCCTCCTCTACGAATTCGTTTGCATAGACGACCTTGAACCCGGCGAGCCGGTAGCCGAACGAAGACCCGCCGCAACCGGCAAAGAAGGACGCGACCTTGTAGCCGTTCTCGCCTTCCCTTGCCTTGACCTCCGCAACGGTCGGGACGCGGTAGGAGGGCTTCATTTCCCCTCCATCCGCTCGATATGAGCGAGCTGTTCTCCGGTCAATTCAACGCCGATCAAGTCGGAGTAAGACCGGATAAGGCGAAGGGCTGTCTTGATCCTTGAATCCCGGAGCGCCTGGTGCTGGACGTTGTCGATCCCGAGGAAGTCATCCTGATCGATATAGCCAAGCTTTTGGAGCGCCGTAGCCGCCCAGGTCGGGACCGTTGCCGGGTCTTTGAAAAGCGTCTCAAAGTCGTTTGCGGAGAGATCCGCCGAGGTTGCTAGCGATCCCTTGGAAAGCTCCGCGATGTAGACAAGAGAGCCGCCGGAGTCCCTAAGAGCGATAATTCGCTCCGCAGGGTAAAGCGTCTGGTTTCGGAGTTTCCCCCAATCAACCGATGCGAGCTTTTCCGTAAGCTTGGCGTAATGATCAACGATCAATGGATCCTCCTAAGATTGGCTCCCGCGTCGTATTCCTCGCGACAAGCCGGGCAATCGGTCGGAACCTCTTTCGCCTCTCCGAAGAGATCGAGCGTCTCGAAGTCGCCTTTTGCGTTGAATGGGATTTTGAAGCCGCAGGACGGGCATTCGGAGAGATCTCCGAAGGAAGTCCGCCCGTAGACCGGGAAGGCTTTCGGAGGGGTTAAATCCCCTCCTAGGCCGAGATCGAAAAGTTCAGTCATCGAAGAAAATCAACACTCCTACGATTAGGGCGACTGCGAGCGTTACGCCTTCGTCGACCGTCCAGCCTTCGTAAAAGTCGGTTGCGACAAGGCCGAGGACCGCTACGGCAAGAAGAAACTCTCTCATGATCAATTCTTCTCCTTTTGGCTACACTCGAAGCGGCATACAGATCGCCGTAAAGGCCGCGTCATCTGTCGGGATGATCTTGATCGGAGTGCTCGGATCGTTGACGCCGAAATAGACGCCGGGCGTTTCAACCGAGGAGAGGATCTCCGCGAGATACTTCCCGTTTAGGCCGACAGTAATCGGAGGGCCGGCATAGTCGATTTCGATTTCGTCCTTGCCTTCGTTCCCGCCCGCTGCCGCGTTCGTTACGAGCGTCCCCTCGCTAAGCGAGAGCCGGACCGCCCGCGTCTTGGCTTCCGAGGTAGCCGTAACGAGAGAGATCGTCCGCGAGAGTTCGTCCTTGTCGATCTCCGCGACCTCTTTCGTTGTCTCCGGAATAACCCGCCGATAGTCGGGGAAGGTCCCGTCGATCAGATTCGAGGTATAGACCCCGCCGAGGAAGCCGACCGTGATCTTGTTCGCGGAAAGGGAGACGGTTACCTCGCCGTTGGCATACTTCGAGAGGAAGTCGACCGCCGGGCGCGGGAGCGTGTAGGCTTTCCCAGGAACGCCGTCGACCTCGATAACCTTGCGAGCGAGACGATGGCCGTCCGTTGCAACAAGGTTCGCCTTGCCGTCCTCGAAATCGATATGGACACCATTGAGATAATGCCTCGCCGCGTCGTCGGACATTGCGAAGGCAACCATCTTGAGAGCCGGGATAAACGAATCCTCGGGAGCCTTGAAGACGACTTCGGCATCGCTCATATCGATCAAGCTCGGAGCGAGCTCGGGCAAGGTCGTAACCTTGAACTTTGAGCGACCACACTTGACGTTCATGATACTTGAGTCAATCTCAACCTTGACCGGTTTACTCGGAAGCTTCTTGACGATCCCTCCGAGGACTTCCCCGGAGACTGCAATCCGACCAGCTTCGCCGACCGTCGCTTCGAGCGTTGTCCGGATCTCCGAGATCCCATTCGTCCCATACAATTCGATCTTGCCGAGATCGCTGTTCCCTTCCGGGAGGTATGACACAATGTTGACCATGCCGAAGAGCGGGACGGTCGCTTTCTTGTCGAGGACGGAGACGATCATTCCGATTGCCGCCGAGAGGCTTTCCTTGCCGATTTCAAATTTCACTTGTTGCTCCTTTCCGGTTGCGTTGGCCGCTTGTAGCCAAATTCGAAAACCCTATCAAGAGGGCCGATGTAGCCGCTATTCGCTCTCCCTCTCGCTTTTGACCCCTCGGAGAATGCCAAATCATACCCAATATCAAAAAATAACAGGTGCTCCGCAGCCGTTCTTATCTTTTTGGCTACAACGATAGCCTAGAAACGCTTCTCGCCTGCCTAGCACCCTTTATTTTCGATGAGCCTTCTTGCGCGCACTCTGCGTTAGCTCGGTCACGCCCGATAGCGTAGGTTTACCCGAAGCGGATAGGGCGGGAAGCGAAAGCGACCGAGCTAGGTCGGATAAATACAAGGAGGAAAAATATATCCCATCCTAGCCCTTCTTAGTTGGAGCGGGCAAGGATAGGATATTTTTTCCGTATTAAGACGACCGCTAGAAGGCTCCGTCAGTTTGACCTGATGATAGCGAGCGCCTTGGAGGCTCGGGTGACAGCCGTATAGAGCCACTTTTTCCGATCCTCGATATTCCGGGCCGCGAAGCCGTCGTCGTAGATAGCGACGCGCTCCCATTCCGAGCCCTGGCTCTTGTGCGCCGTAATCGCGTAAGCGTAATCGAGATGGACGAAACCCCTCCATTTTCGAGGGTTCGCGGAGACGTCAGGTTTCCACCAATCTGTAACACAATTCGCCATATAGACGCCGGGCTTATCGAGCTTGCGAATGTCCGCATACGCCGATTTGAACCTGAAATCCTGAGAGCCGATTGATCGAAATTCAGGCTGTTCCATCACCTGATTATTCTTGTCTCGCACGACCTTCTCGATCACGACTTCCTCGCCGTTGAAGAGGCCGTCCTGCGTATCGTCTTCGAAGCCGAGGCCACGAAGAGTTGAAGAAAGATCAACCTCGGACGGGTCGACGCGCTTGTGAATAATCGCTCCCGATTGAGAGATCATCCGATCTCCGGGGACAGGCCAAAAGTCGTCAATACCGCGCAAGCGCCGTACCCGGAAGTTGACCTCGCGCCGGGTCTTGTTGAAGCCCGCGACAACCTGGTCAGCGTTATTGAGGAACCAGTCGACCGCGTTGTGATCGTATGCCGAAATAATCGGGATATCGTCAAAGGCGCCATACTGGCCCGTAAGCCGGACCTGCGTCGCAAGTGCCAGGATCGGGTTATCCTCCGCCTGACGATGAACCTGCGTCAAGATCGCGTCGGGCTCCCGGAAGGTAAAGGCTCCGGGTCCTCCAACAGGCGGGAGCTGGCCGGGGTCGCCCATCGCCAAGATCCGAGGCGCAAACTTTTCGAGATCGTCGAGCGTCTTCTGATCTACCATCGAGCATTCGTCGACGACGATCAGGTCGTATTCGTCGAGCGAGTCTTCGGGTTGGAGGGCGAATTCCGGGGAGTCAAGGAAGGCGATCAGCGCCTTTTCGTATTCCCAATCCGTCGCAAAGTCCTCGCGCCGAGGCTCTTCGAGAATGTAGATAAAGGAATGGATCGTCCCCGCGCCTGCGATCCCTTTGGACCGGAGAACAGCCGCCGCCTTATGGGTCGGAGCCGCGTATCCGATCCGACCTTTACCCTCGGCCATGATCTTTGCAACGGTTGATTTACCCGTACCGGCGTACCCGGCGAGATAGAAGGTCTTGCCTTCTTTGCCGCGCCACCAATCGCGGAACTTCTTGACGGCGGTCTCCTGCTCCGAGGAGAGGACGATCCCGTCTGACTTAAGCGTTGACATTGGCGTAACCGCCTTTCCTTTTTTGGCTACTCGTTAGGCAGCAAGGGAGAAGGCGAGCGAGCGCTTGTCGTTCTTCCGGCGGAAGCGCGGAGCGGAGGAAGGTTCGGCAGATCCGCCGTATTCGGAGGCGTAACCGTCTGCCTCGGAAAGCGTAGAAAACTTGAAAGCTTTGTTCGGATTCTTGGCGAAGAAAAACTCGCCGTTTTCAAGGGCCAGGTAGCCGGAACGGTTGCGAACTACAAACATCTTCTCTCTCCTAAATCGCGTTGTTTCGCGTTCGTTTTCGATAGAGAGAGTCGTAACCGATCCGGCAAATCCTGTACAGGGCTAATTCTGTTTTTGGCTACAATTTGTTTTCTCGATTGAGAAGCGGACCCAGTCAAGGAAATCCGGATTGTCGCGGAAAACCTGGGTTAGCGAGTTTGCGAGCATTGTCACGGTCATTTCCTCATGCTCACCAGGATCAAGCCGTGAGAGATTGGAGGTATAGAAACAGGCGTGAAGAACCTCGTGAATAACCGAGTTGACGATATCCTCGTTTGTATGATGCGCCGAGGAATCGATATGGATCCGTGAGTGCGCGGCGCTATAGGCCGCGACGTTGCTCGCTGGGATCATTTCATCGACGTAGACCCCGACAGTCTGATAGCCAACAACGATTTGCGACGGGAGGGATTCGAGCGTCAATTTAGATCCTTTCGTTTGTCATAGAGGGATTGCGCGAAGTCGGGCGGAAGCGGAATAAACGAGCTAGAGACCGGCTCAAGGAAGTGCGTAGGCTTAACGAAAGCCTCGCTTAGCTTGTATTCGCCGGTTACCTGATCAACGTCCTCCGTATCTCCGTTAGGATGGCGGAGACCCGGAACCCAAATATAGCCGTAATCGCGTTTTGAGACTGGCTCTAGGCCGAGCGCGGAGCCGTCAAAGAACTTGATAACCCCGGACTTTGCGAGCTCTAGAAGCTTCTTTTTGATCGATTTCGCGGAGCCCATACCGCCGGTCGCTCCGTAGGTCTCGGCGAACTGCGACGGCGTGTAGTACATCGACTGTTCGGACTGCCCGAGGATAACGTTTTCGAGGAAGTTCCGATCCTTCTCCGCGCGACTCTCCTGGGAGTTCTTCGGCGGAGCCTTCTCGACGAATTCGCCGTTATCCTTCCGGAGCTCGATATCCTTCGGCGCGGGCGGTTCTTCCGAGCGGAAGTCGAACCAGATACGCCGGGTCGGGTCGTCGCCTTCAAGGTCGAGCTTGCAGATAAAGACCGCCGAGGAATAGTAGCCGCGAAGGGACGAAGCGCCGCGAATAGCGTTGAACGGGTCGGACTTCATATCCTCCGCTTTGACCTTGTTCGCATGGTGGACAAGGATAACGCCGGCATCAGGGTTGACCGCGTTGCGGATGTATTCGATCCGCTTCGTTAGAAAGTTCTTCATATCGACGTTGTCGTTTTCCGACTTCCCGTCGAAGATGTTCGCGAGCGGATCGAATACGATAACGTCGGGCGGGGTATCCTTGCCGAAGTGCGTATCGATCATGTTGATGATCTTGTTTGAGCCCTCTTCGTCGGCGGGCCACATAAAGCGATCCGTCAAAAGGAAGTTTTTCCCGAGGAGCTCAAGCTCTTCTTTCGACTTCTTGCGCATCTTCATACGCTTCTTGAGCTGCTTTTTCGTCATCTCCGCCTGGACGTAGGCAATCCGGAGCGGACGCTCGGGAGCGAAGCCGAAGAACCCCTCACCGACCGCGAGGCGCTCAAGCCACCATTGGAGGAGCATCGATTTCATAGACTTCGGGGGACCGGCGAGGAGCATAAAGCCGCCGACGTCGAGGAGCCCAGGCCCTACGAGATCCGGATCGTCCTCGGAGATATCGTTGTAGAGGGTCGAGAACGGGATGAAATCCGTATTCTTGACCTGCATTTGCTCGACGTAGCGGACCGCTTCGCCGTTCTCTTTGACGTGCTTCGACCAAAGAGCATTGATTTCCTGATTAAGCCGCGCGTCATCCCAAGGCGGACGGATAGCCGCTTCGTTGTAGAGCTTGATTTCCTCGACAGCCTTGTCGAGCGGCATCTTGCCCTCGTGCGCCCGGCGAAGCCAATAGCCGATTGTTTTCGAGAGAGCCTCGAAGCGAGTCCGACCATCGACGCCACCCTCATGGGTTACCGTCGTCAAGACCTCTTGAACGTCCGAGGCGTTAACCGGGGCATTGTTGAGGTTGAAGTTAAAGCCGCCGTCCGCGTTGAACATCGAGGTCTGCGAGACGGGTTTAGCCGCGACCGCGAGCGGCTTAAGAGCTGCCGATCGTGCGACTAGATCTTCGAGCCGGTACTCAACATCGGTTTTCTTCCGGATAGAGCATCGACGCTGAATTCCGTTCTTGCCGTGGATTGAGCCCGCGATTCGGATAGGCTGATGCGGAGACTGGAAAGCCGTATCCGTCCCGAGCTTGATCGCAAGCTCGTGACGTACCCGCGACGCCGTCTTTACGTCTTCGTCCCACATCGACTCGTCAAGCTTCCAGTAGACATGGATCTTGCCGTAGCCTTCCTCGGTACGTCCGCCGGACTCGACAATAAGCGAGGGCTCGCCGAGGGCTTCGGTTGCCGCCGCGAGCTTTTCGTCGACGTTGCCGGCATCGATATCGATCAGGATCGTCCCGGTTTCGCGGATCTGATCGGCCTTCGCCTGACCGTATTCCGCGACGGTTCCGGGGATAACGTAAGCCGCCATTCTATTCTTGGCGCATTCCTGGGCGAACGCATAAACCGCGTCGACGACCTTGTCGTCGTTCGGAACCCAATGAAGGCGCGGCGTTACCTTCGTATCGGTCCCTTTCTCCGGAAACGCCCGGAGCGGGATAAAGCCATCGGAGTGGCCATAGAGGGTCTCGACAAAGACCTCGATATCCGCGCGGCTAACTTCGATCTCGACGAAGTCCTGCCCCTCTACGGGCGCGTTATTGAGGTTGAAGAAACCCGCGAAAGGGTTAGACATCTTCTCTCCGTATCTTAGTTTCCGATTTTGGCTACGGTCTAGCAAAAGAAAAAGGGCGCAGTCCACGCCCTCTCTTCGAAGTGTTTATCGCATCGTCCAGCAGGTTTCCTTCCAGTCGCAAAACCGGCAGCGTTGATCCGTATGCGTCGAGGAGACCCGCGCGAATTCCTCCGGACCGCGCGACGTTATAACCTTCGCAGCCCGGTCAATAAGTCCCTGCGCATAGGCGGGCTCGAAGTCGATAACCTCGAAGAAATATTTCATCGTATCGAGGTTGAGCATCGAGAAGAGCGCCCGAGGGATTTGCATGTGCGCCATACAAGTCTGGATCTGCCCGTAGTATTTCGGGTCGGACTTCTTGACGCCCTCCTTATTGAAGCGCTTCCATTTCTTATCGGTCGCCTTCTTTGACTCCCAAATAATCGGCGGCTGACCGACCGCGCGCCGGAGCGTCTCAAGGTCGAGGGCGAAGTCTTCCGGGACGCTCTCGGGAAGAGCTGTTATGACGCCGTCGACTTCCCCGGCAAGCCGGTATTGCCCTGTTGCCGGGTCTTTACCCGCCATAAAACCGTGCTGCTTCGGTCTGCCGTCATATCCGATTTCGCCGGGGACCTCGGTCTCGATAACGATCCCGGTCTCGCGGAACCATTGAATAGTCTTTTCCTCGGCCCAATGCCCGGACTCCGCGTGACGGTTGAGCTCGCCTTTCGTAAGGAATTGATCCTCCTCGGCTCGCTCGCTCGGCGGGATCTTGTGATACTTGAAGGCAAGTTGGCGGTCGCATTCGAGGCCGATATAGCCCGCACCGATACGCTTCTTTGCGACAAGGCCCTGACCGGAGCCGCGTCCGGCCTTATAGCGCTCGGCGGCAGCGTGGGCGGTTGCGGCGTCGATCATCCGGGAAAGGGCTGCTACGACAGGACGGTCGCCGGGGATTGTCTCGCGTACTAGCGAGAAGTCGATCACCTGCCCTTGACCTGTTTCTTCAGGTTCTCGGCTAGGTTCGGCTTCAACCGGAGGCGAGAGCTTCGAACCCTTTGGGACTTCTCGCTTAAGCGTCAGGTCGAGGGCGGCAAGGACGTCTAAGCTCAAAACGGGATCTCCTCAACATTGCGCATCTTCCGGGTGTAGTTGTCGATGACAACCCACAAGAAGGTATCGACCTGATCCGAGGAGAAGGTATTGAGCGGCTTGTCGATCAAGCCCTCGGACATAAGGTATTCGGCAGCGTTCGCTTTGGCTTCGTTCTTCGCCGAGATCTCGGCGTCGGTCGGATCAATCATGTTTCCAAACTCCTTTGCGCAAGTTACCGAGCAGACGAAGGCCGCTCCTAGAATTTCTCTTTCGAGTTTGTCCCGAAGGACAGCCGCTCGCGAAAAGAGATCGGGGACAGGCGAGCGGCAGATCCTGCAGGTCGCGGTCATGCGGCTATCTTGTTTTCAAGCCGGGTCGCGCTCTCAAGAACAAGCGACTTGATTTTCGCCTTGTTGAACTTGAAGGTCAGCATGAGCGACGCCTTGTAGCGAGTAACCCCGTGCTCCGGCAGCTTGGTATTCTTCGAGCCGAAAGAGAGCGCCTTTAGAACGTTGTCGACCGCGTCGTTTTTCGGGAGGCCGAGGAGCTCCGCCTGTTTGTCGGTCGGCGGGAGGGTTAGCCATCGCTTCGTTTTGGCAGCGCCCTGCGTATTTTCCTTGAGGCGCATCCAATCATCGGCCGCAGCGAGGGCCTGGCTCTTGTCACCAACGGTCAAGTGCCGGATCTGATCGCCCGAGATACCGCCGACCGCGTGCCAGAAACCGTTATACCAGCCAATAAACGCCCAGGCGTTGAAGCCGGCAGCCATCATCATGGACTCGTCGCCGATGATATCCTCCCACTTGAAGGTCGAGTCCTCCAAGAGATCAAACTCGGTCATACCGAATTCGTCGATTTCGTCGATAAGCTTCGCCTCGCCTTCCGCGCGGACCGGCGCAGGGAATTCGTGGCCGCAAATACCGCACTCGCGGGAGGTTGTCGGGATCTCCGAATAACAGTCCGGGCATAGCTTCGTCGGAGCCTTGCCGCCTTTGATCTCCCGGAGGTTGACCTCCATTTCAAGAGAGCCGTGAATGATCGTCGAAACACCGAAGTCGAGGACGATGCAGTCCGTCTTGATAAAGTTCGGGTATTCCTCGGGGTCGACAGTCCGGAGGCCGCGACCGACGATCTGGATATACTGCCCGTGACAGGATTGCTGTCGAAGGATAACGACGCAGGAACAGGTCGGAGCGTCAAAGCCCTCGGTTGCTACGGCGACGTTGCAAACAACCTGGATCTTATGCGCCCGGAAGTTATCGAAAATCGCCTTGCGGTCGTCGGTCGGTGTGTTGCCGTCAACGTGCGCCGCCGCAATACCGCGAGCTTGAAGAGCCGCGCAAACGTCCTTTGAGTGCTTGACGTTGGAGCAGAACATGATCGTCTGCCGCTCGCCCGCCATTTGATACCAGCGCTCGATTACCGCGTCGGTCAGGGGTTTCTTGTTGAGGATCTCGGCGACCGCGTCTTCGTCGAAGTCGTGCTTTGTCCGCTTGGCGTTCTTGAGCTCCTCGGTAACGCCGAGATCGATTACGAACGTCCGAGGCTTTACCAAGTGACCGGACTTGATTAGCTCCGGGATCGCGACGACGTCGGCGACGTTGTCAAACCCGGCGCGCGTCAAACCCTTCTTGTCTCCGCGCTTAGGCGTTGCGGTAACAGCGAAGAGCTTCATATTCGGGTTGAGCTGAAGGCCGCGCTCGATGATCCGGAGATAGGTATCGGCAACGGCGTGATGGCCTTCATCGATCTCGATAAAGTCGACGGTCGGCATACCGGCGAGCGCCGTTGACGTCGCAAGCGATTGGACCATCGCGAAGACCATCTGGCCGCGCCAATCCTTATGCTTGGAATCGAAGAGCGTCGACGAAATCCCGTTAGGCCGGACACGGTGAAATTTCTTGCGGTTCTGCTCGTTGATTTCGTCGCGGTGGACCATACAGATCCCCTTCTCCGCGCCGTCGTCAAAGAGGCGTCCGCCTACCTCCGAGAGGCAGATCGTTTTGCCGAAGCCTGTAGAAGCAATCGAAACGGTATTCCCGTGCTCCTTGAGCGCCGCGACGGATTTCCGAACAAAGATTTCTTGACGGGGACGGAGAAGCACGTATCGACCTTTCTGTTTTTGTCTACTCGTAAAAGAGGCAGGGGAATTGAATCCCCTGCCGTTTCTTGGTTTGGATTAGTTCATCCAACCACCAGCGTTCTGGGCCGGTTGCTGAGCCGGAGCTCCGCCCCAGGCGCCAGTCTGCGGAGGCTGGAAGTTCTGGTCCGGCTGCTGCTGTTGCTGCGGCTGCGGCTGGTACTGCTGAGCCTGCTGTTCCTGGGGCTGGAACTGCTGCTGCTGGGCAGGTTGCTGGAACTGCTGCTGACCGCCGAAGTTCTGCTGTTGAGGCTGAGCCTGCTGACCACCCTGGTTTGCCCAGGCCGGAGCCGAACCGCCGCCCATTGCCGCGCCGCCGCCGGTCGGAGCGCCGCTCATAAGAGCGGAGTATTCCTTCCGGTCGATGGTAATCGCGGAGCCGAGGCGGTTCTGCGGGTTCGGATTGCCCTGCGCGTCGACGTTCTTCGTATCGACGGTAATGCGACCGACGATTTCAAGATCCTGAAGGTTTGCGAAGCCGCCCTGCGAGATATCGCGCTTCATATTGGCTTCCGGGGTCGTATCCTTCGGGTTGATACCGCGAGCGGACTCGACGATGCTGCGGATCATGCCGAAGCCCATCTTTGCCCATTTGTCTTCGCCGCGATTTTGCTGGATCTTCTCGTTTGAAGACTTGATGCCGATCTTGTCGAAAATCTTTTTGTTGACCCACTTGCCGTCGATGGTCCCGGTGATCGTGTAGACCATATCGAGATAGCAAGAGCCGGTCGCCGGGTTGACGGTGACGTGCGGGTCGTTCGGGTGGCGTTTCCCGGCGTCCTCCGCAAGGCGAATATTGACTTTGATCTTTGCGAACGTTCCGTGCGGAACGAGCTCGTAATCGTTGGACGGGGCTTCGGCGTTGTTGAGGTTAAGATCCCAGGACATTGAGTCTCCTAATTTCTGAATTTGGCTACGATTTGAGGTTTTGAAAAGCGCGGGTTAGGCCGCGCTTGGCATCGACAGATTGAGGTTGTCGGGACGAACGCTGTTCTGCGTCTTGAGGATCAACTGGTAGAGGTTCGGCTGCTCGATCATATCGAGGACGCCGGAGCGGTCCTTTGCCGGGAAGCCGTCAGGGTTGTCCTGCTGAGTTACAAAGCCACGATATTTCGTCCCGTCGTCCGCCGCGAAAGATTGCAGGGTAAGGACGATATCGAAGATGTAAGGAATTTCGCGCGGAGCCTTGGAGCCTTCGATCAGAGGGATGTGTTCCTTGCGACCGAATTCGTCAGTCTTGGTTTCGAGGCCGCCGACGACGATTACCGACTTTGTCCGGATATGCTGGAGCTTTTCGATCCAGCGGACGACTTCCGTCCCGAGCGTACCGTAGACGCCGCGAGTATCGACCTTGCCCGCCTGGGTCTTGTTCTCCGCCTGCTGCTCGGCCCACGTCCGGGCGTGGCGACCGGAAACCGTGATCGAGTCAACGAAGACGAATTCGAACTGAGCGAGCGCAGCGACAAAGTCCGCGCCGGCAGTAGCGCAGGCGTATTCGTAGTAAGCCTGGGAATAGCGCTGCTCGGGAGCGAGCGCCGGGTCCGGGCCGTGGAGGATTGAGGCGATCATGCAGGCTTCGTCCCACGTATTGATCGGGAGGACGGTTCCGCCCCAGCCGCCGAGTGCAAGCGTACCGGCTTCAAGGTCGAGGAAGAGCGTTTTTTCCGGCGGAAGCGTCCGCGCCTGGGTCGTCTTGCCGGAACCGGCTTCGCCGAACATGCAGATATTGACTGCCGGCTTTTGCGCGAGGCGCTGATCAAGCGTGATAAGCTGAAACAAAAGGGATCTCCTTACTTGAGGCTGATTTTTTCGTCACTGAAAGTGACTGTCCGGGCCGCGTCGAGCGCGGTCTTGATCTGCGAGGGAGCCTCTTCGTAGGCTTTCTCGGGGATCTTGATCTCGACCTTGATTTCGAGGGCGTCGCGCTCCTCTTGGGAGAAGTGCGGAAGGATTCCGCCGAGCTTCTCGCTATCCCAAGAGACCTTTTTTCCGATCTCCGCCTTTATCGGCAGTTCGTCGAAAACGCCCGATACGGTCCCGGTCTTCTGTCCCTGAAGTTCCCGGAGGGTTTTAACCTTTTCGCCGTAGCGGATTGAAAGCGCTTCGCCGAGCTTGCTCTTTGTCGCCTTGAGGCCCTTCTCCTGAGCGGAAACCGAAGCCGAAAGCTTTTTGAGCTCAAGCGCCGGGATCTGGGAGAGAGCCTCTGGGGACATCGTAGCAATTTCGTTGATGTTCATTTTCGCTCCTCTTCGTTAGTTGCGTGACTTAGTTAACTTGTCGATCATTTTTCGTCAAGTAATTTCTGTTTTTGGCTACTCGCACTATTCAAAACAATGGTGTGATAGTGGGCGAGCAGCGCAGCTTCCGCGCGACCGTCATCGAGCTTCCGTTTGAAGTCCGCGACATTCTCCGGGAACTTCTCCCGAGCGACTTTTAGGGATAGCTCTTTGCTCTTGTTGAGGCCGAGAGCGCCTTTCCAAGTCTGCGGATAGTAGTAGACCGGCTTTAGGTTGTTCGCGACGGCGATGCCGATCCACGTCCCGAAGTCCATACCGAAATTGAACATCGACGTGACACCCTGGCCGGTCCGGGCATGAACACGCTCGATAATAAAGACGTCAGGCTTGTGAGAAACGAGAAGCGCACTTGCCGAGAACGGGTCGAAGATCTTTCGCCCGGTCTTCTTGCCCTTGGCGTCTTTGACGTCGAAACCGGGCGTCGAGTAGGTCAGGAGCTTGCCGGTCGCGGTATCAAGAAAAGCAATCCCGCCGCGCTGGCCCGGATCAACTGCTGCAATAATCAATGGAGGATCTCCCCTTCCCGCCTATGCGGTTTTCCAAGTTCATCAAAGTCGATGCGGTAGTTTCCTTTGTTTGTAAGGTATACCGTACCTCGATTTACGAATTCGGCTACAGACAAGGCAAAGACTTTGTCCGGATCGAAGCCAGCAAGACGACAAACGTTTTCGAAGTCGACCGACCGTTTAAGGAACCAACTAAGCGCCCGTTCCTGGGTCTTTGCTTCGTCCTCGCCGTCTTCGTCGTTGCAGATCAGCATATCGAGGCAGATCGCATCCTTGTAAGCGCGGGTAAGGACCGCCTGGAACAAGGTAACAGCGTCCTCGACCGAAATATTTTCCGGTCCTCCGAATTCTTCTCGGATTTGCTTGACGCGATCACCTACCTCTTTCTCGAATTTCTCGGTCGAGATCTTGGCGTCGAGCTTCCTGATCTCTTCACCGAGACCTGGGAGCATTAACTCTAACTCTGGGACTGGCTGCGATTCGCAACCTGTATTTGTTGACATTTAAATAAACCCTCCGTAACCTTGGGCCATAATCAAGTTGGCTACGGTTGTAACAGGACTTCCGTTTTTGTCAACAGAACACTGCCAACATGGCACAACAGTAATGCGTCAAACATTTTTTGGAGGGGCCTATGTCTAACGAAGAAAGCAAGTTTCCAATCCCGAATATCAAAGCACTCCGTGACGAGCGGAACATGTCTCTTTCCGAGCTTGCGAAACTGATCGACCGGAGCCGGATGGCGATCAACCGTATCGAGCGCGGCGAGCGCAAGCTTACGATGGAATGGGCGGAAGCCTTCGCACAGGCTCTTAACGTCCCGGTCGGGAAGATCTTCGGAGATAGCGGAAGTTTCGCGCCGATCTCGGCGGATTGGCTTGAGACCGAAATGAGCCGCAAAGGTCTCCTCCGCAAGGAGCTTGCCGAGCTCCTCGGGATCGCCCCTTCAGCCGTTACGAATATTCTTCAAGGAAAGCGCCGGATTTCGGGCGAGGAGGCCGAGAAGATCAATAACTGGCTCCGCTCCTCCGCCGACCGTGGGAGCGCCTCGATTGCCGCACGCTCGGCTAATGTTCCCCTAAAGAGCCTTCGCAAAGAAGACGGCGCGTATAGGTTCGCCGGGAAAGCCTCGGGGACTATCCCCGCGCTTCCGGCTCAGGCTGACGACAAGGGCGCTTATGCCGTTACCCAGGTCGGCTTTGATATGGCTCCGAAGTTTGAGCAGGGCGATACGCTCTACGTTGTTACCGAGCGCCAGCCGCGTATCGGCGATTACGTCGTCGCGACCTTCGCAAACAAGAACATCCTGATCCGTCGCCTTACCGAGGCGGATGCTAACGGTTACACACTCGCGACCGTATCGGACGGAAGCGCAGAGAAATTTTCCGGAAACGAGATCGAAAAGCTAGACTTAATCGTCGGTTCAACTTCGGTATAAAAAGAGTGCGGGTTTAGGCCCGCATTTTTTTTCGAGTATCCGTAGACAAAAATGAAAGCCTTGGCTACAAGCGCCGAGGCTTTTTTAGTCTCAAGCACAAGGAGAGAAGAGTGAAACTACCGATCAAATACCTCGACGGGTACTCCCCTGACTGGCCGCGACTTGAATACGCAAAGGAGGGCGACGCGGGCTTCGATCTTCGCTCGACTGCGAGTCTCCGTATTCGTTCGGGAGGTATCGTTACCGTCCCGGTCGGCGTCGCGTTTGAGATCCCGGAAGGATACGAGCTTCAGATCCGTGGTCGCTCCGGCCTCGCCTTCAAGCACCACGTTTTCTTGATCCACTCTCCCGGAACAATTGACTCCGGTTTCCGTGGAGAGATCCGCGTGATGCTCAAAAACGAAGGCTCGAAGGATCTCCGGATCGAGCCTGGTGATCGCGTCGCCCAGGCGGTCCTTGCGAAATTCGAGCAGGCGGAGTTCGTGACCGTCGAAACTCTTTCCGAAAGCGCCCGAGGCGAAACCGGCTTCGGCTCTTCCGGTATGTCCTAACTGTAGCCAAAAGGAAAATATATGAAACATTGGAACCCCGATGAAACCTACGGCGGCTTCGAGCTGGTCGAGCGAAGCTACTTCCCCGGCATGGGGCAGGCTGTCGCGGACCGGACGGTCAATCGCGTTATTGACGGTCGCCGCGAGACTTGGCCGGAAGTAGCGAAGCGCGTAGCTCTCGGAAACGCCCTCCTCGACCCTCGCAACGGTTCCGAGCCGCAGACGCTCAACCTCGAATATGCTCGTATGCGCCATCACCTCGCGCAGGCTTCGCTCTTGATGTCTGGCCGGCATCTTCAGCACGGGGACGAAACCCAGCCGGATCGGAATATCGAGGTCTTTACGAACTGCTCGACCGCCGCTCTTTCGTTCCTCCTCTTCTACCTCCTCTTGAACGGCTCCGGGGTCGGTCGCGCTTACGACGACGCCTTGATGGCTGTTGATTGGACCCTTGCGCCAACAATCGAGTGCGTTATCGATTGGGGTCACAAGGACGTCGCGAGCGGCGAGATCTCCGGCTATATGACGCGCCGGGACGCCGAGCACCTCTACGAAGGCCGCGAGGTTACCGTCTTCGAGGTTCCGGACTCCCGCGAAGGCTGGGCGAAGGCAATCGAAGTCATCGAGCGGATGACCTACGAAGGCCGGATGAATGAAGTCGTGCTCCTTGACTTCTCCAAGGTCCGCGAGCGCGGTGCGCCGATCATGGGGATGCAGGGACGTCCGGCGTCCGGCCCAGGTCCGCTTATGCAGGCGATCCGCAATATCGCCCGCCTTAACGGTAGCGGCATGGAAGCTTGGCGCGCGGCTATGTTCGCCGATCACTACCTCGCCGAGTGCGTCCTTGTTGGCGGAGCTCGCCGCGCCGCGCGCATGGCGACGAAGTTCTGGAAAGACGCGACGATCTTCGGCTTTATCGAGCTCAAGCGTGGCGGCTTCCTCTTCTCCTCCAACAACTCGGTAACGATTGACGAAGAGTTCCGCGAGCGCGTCTCGAAGGTCGTCTCCCTGATCCCGGACGTCTGGGATATCCTCGAAGACGAAGAGGCTGTCGACGATACGCTTACGGCACTGACGATTGCCGGGAAGGTCGATCACTTCGACAAGCATGCTTTCCGCGTTCTGATCGCCCTCGCCCGCGCCTCTTACTTTGACGGGACCGGCGAGCCTGGGATCATCAATCAGGACCGCTTGACCGAGAACCGGGACGGTATCGAGGATTACGTCGATGGCTTTTACGCGGAGTCCGAGAAGTTCAAGCCGGACGAAGAGACCCGCGCCCTACTTCGCGATCTCGCGGTCGAGGTAACGCTCCTCAAATATACGATGATCACCAACCCGTGCGGCGAGATCACTCTCCTGCTCCTCGGCGGTTATTGCGTGATCGCCGACGTCGTCCCGTTCCACGCTCGGGACGATAGCGACGCCGAGGACGCCTTCCGGACGGCGGTCCGGGCGTTGATCCGTACCAACCTGATGGACGCTCTCTATGGGCGCGAAATCAGGCGGACGAACCGGATCGGTGTCGGTATTACCGGGCTCCATGAATACGCCTATTCTCGGTTCGGCTTCGGCTGGAAAGAGCTTGTCGACGAAAAGGCGTCGAGAGCGTTCTGGTTGATGCTCTCCCGGTTCAAGCGGGCGGTTCAGGAAGAGGCTGAGATCTTCTCGCGTATCCTTGGCGTCGAGGTCCCTCATACGGATACGACCTTCAAGCCCGCCGGGACGACCTCGAAGCTCTTCGGGTTGACGGAAGGTGCTCACCTGCCGGCAATGCGGGAATTCCTCCGCTGGGTTCAGTTCCGCTTCGATGATCCTCTTGTCGAGGAATATCGTTCGCGCGGCTACCCGGTTCGGGAGCTCAAGAGCTACTCCGGCACGACTATTGTCGGTTTCCCGACCCGCCCGACGATCTGCGATCTCGACGGCGGAGATTGGATCGTAACCGCTGCCGAGGCAACGCCGGAGGAGCAGTACGAGTACCTCCGCCTGATCGAAAAATACTGGATCACCGGCGTTGATCTTGACGGCGTTACTCCGCTCCGGGAGACGGGTAACCAGGTCTCATACACGCTCAAGTATGACCCGCAGGAAGTTGGTTTCGCCGACTTCGTCAAGACGCTGATCGATGGTCAATTCTCAGTCCGGTGCTGCTCCGTGATGCCGCAGGTCGATACAACGGCTTACGAGTATCAGCCGGAGGAGCCGATCTCGCGGGAGACCTATGACCAGCTTGTAGCCAATATCGAAATTTCCGCGCAGGAGGATATCGGCTTCGAGCATGTCGATTGTGGGTCCGGTGGTTGCCCGGTCGACTTCGACGAAGAGGAGCAGATTACCGGCGAACGCGAGAGCGGCTCGGTAGGCTTCGACTTTACCTTCTGCGAAGGTTTCCGGATCTACGGGCGAGCTGATTGCCCTTGGTGTGAAAAGGCCAAGGACCTGCTCTTCGAGCTCGGCGAGCGGTTCCAATACATCGAATGCGACCAATCTCGTTTGAGGATCGTTCGCAACTTCTACCCGGACCACAAGACCGTCCCCGTTGTCGTCTGGGTAAACGAAAAATACGGCGAGGAGTTCGTCGGCGGCTATGACCAACTCGAAGCCGTCTTGACCAAAGGTATGAAAGGAGCGTAGCCAATTTGAGAAATCAAGGTATGAACACGAAGCTCTCCCCGGTTATCCGGGGGGAGTTGATAACCGAGGCGCAGAGCGATCTAACCGTCGTCAATGCCGCGCGCGTATCGTTCGCCAAGGAAAGCGAATGGGATGACGGCGGTCTCCTTTTGACGCGGGACGAAAAGCTTATCCGCTTCCTCGCCCGTAACCGTCACTGGACCCCGTTCGCCCATACGAATTTGATCTTTGCGCGGTCGGTCAAAAACATCGACTTGATCAATTGGCTGATCAATCGAAAGCCGGGCTTCGAGACTGCGATCATCTCCAAGAGCGGATATGAGACGACGATCATCGAATCCGGCTCAGTCTTCGCCTGGATCGAAAACGCCGACCTATTGCCGGTCGAGCATTGGTCGCTTATCGCGAGCAAGATCCGGGAAACCTTCCCGACGATTTACCGCGTCTTCGAGCTCAAGATCCCCGAGACCTATGACGCGAACATCGTCGACTATACCGCGCTCTCAACAGTCCCGGAGGGGGTAATCTATGAAACGATTACCGAGCTCGGGCTAGCCGAGAGCGAAGTCGCTCGCCTCCTACGCTTGACCTTCCGTTGCCACGCGCCGTTCCCGATTGCGCGTCAGGCGTTCAAGCATAAATACGGGTTTGTCGAAAACGAGATCTCTCGCCGGTACGTTACCGAGAGCCCGGAGTTTTTCCGTCCGGATTACTGGCGAAAGAAGGCCGAGAACGTCAAGCAGGGCTCTTCGCTTGAGAGCGTTGAAGCCGCGTTCGGAGGTAAGCCGCTAGACAATCTTGTCGAGGCACACCTCCAGTCCTGCGAGCGGCTCTACAACGGGCTTATTGAGGCAGATGTTTGCGCCGAGCAGGCTCGCTTCGTTCTTCCGAATGCGACTATGACGTCGTGGTATTGGACCGGGACGCTTGACGCTTACTGTCGGTTCTTTAGGGATCGGACACCGTCCGATGCTCAGCTTGAGGTTCGGGCGCTCGCAAACTCGATTTTCGAGCGAGCCTTCGAGGTCTACCCTCGGACGATCAGCGCTCTAGCGTAAGAGAAAAGGCGGGCTAGACCCGCCTCTTTTTTTAGAAGCCCCAAGCCTCCGCGCAAATCGGGCCGATCCCGAGCTCAATACTTGCCTTGTTGGTCAACTCACGGCCGCAGCAAGAGCAGGCGCCTGTTAGGCGACCGTAACGGATCGCGGACTCTTTCGGGTTCTTGGCAATTTCGAGAAGAGCCTCGCCGATCCCTTTCTCGGCACCGAAGGCCGGGAGGAACTTATCGCCGACAAGCTTCCCGGCATACTCTCCGTCCTTTTTGACGTAGATGGCGCCAGCGTTGCGCCCGCTCTCGGGAGCGAGCGAGAGGGCCAAACCCTCGGCGCGGAAAACCGGGCGAGCCTTGCCGCTTTCTTTCGCGGTCTCAAAGAGGGCTTTAATCGGCGAAAGGTCGACGGAGACGGACTCTTTTGCCCGAGCTTCGGCGCGTTCTTTCTCGCGTGCTTCGGACTTGGCCTTCATTGACTTGGCGGCATCGAGCTGCCTTTCGGAGAGGCCGCCCTTACCTTCAAGGTTGCCAAGAATTGAGGAGGCGAATTCCGACCACCGGCTCGCGTCTTTGAGAAACTCGTGAATGCCTGGGTTAGCCTTGTCGAATTGGTCGATTGCCTTCGCGAGTTTCGCGGCCTTGTTTAGCTTCGCCTTCGCCCGGCGTGCGGCAAGCTTGCGAGGGTCGGTCTTGAAGCATCCTTCGCCCTTGCAGGCAAAGCAGTGGCTCTTGTCCTGGTAGACGCGGACGCCGCGATATTTGCCTGTCCCGTTGCAAACTGTGCAGGGGAAGGTTTTCTGCGGCGCTTCCGCTTTTCCGATTACCGGCTCTTGGTCAAGGTCTGCAAAATCGATCATGGCTCTCTCCAATTCGTCTTTATTGGAGAGTAGCCAAAATCAGAAATATGTACACTGAAAATGCACTTTAAATTATGTTTTTTTCCATTTCCGAATTTCGACAGGAAGGGAAACTTGATTGATCGCGTCCGATAGGACCTTGATCGGGAAATCGCCGTAGCCGGAGCCGACGTTATCCCCGGCGTGTCCGGTCAAGCGGTCGTGCACATCCTTCTGAACGCCATACTCGCGGCAAAGGTCCTTGAAGAGGTGGCGATAGGAGTGAAAGACATACTCCTCGCCGGTAATCCCGACCTTGGATCCAAACCACCTATTTATGACCTTGGAGGCAAGGCCGGAGGCGCTTCCCTTCGAGTCTTTCCCGAAACCCATAATGCCCGTTGCCGGTTGCTTCTTTGCCCAATCGGTAAAGCCGGCAGCGACAAGGTCCTTATGGATTGGAACGCGACGCCGCGAAGATTGCGTCTTGAGCTTAAAATCGGTCATATCGAAAAACCAAATGCCATCGTGCGAGACCAAGTCGCTAGGCTTGCAAAGACAGATCTCGCCGAGGCGCATCCCGCTACTCAAGCCGAGGGCGTGGGTCCAGTAGAACCCGTCGAGAGGGCCGGTCGCCATTGGCTCGGTCAAGAAGATCTTTTTGACCATCGGAATAGAGAACGGCTTCCGGATAACCGTTGTTTCGACGCTCGGGGTTTTGACCCCATCAAACGGGCTTCGCTCGATCTGACCCGAATTTACCGCGTCGGAAAAGACAGCCTGAACAAGGTTAAACCGCTTCTGGATCGACTTCGAAGAAAGCGTCGCGTAGGTCTTGCCCTCGTATAGGTCGAGGACCTGCTTAAACGAGAGATCTCGCTCCAACTGCCTCCTAGCGCGAGGAAACTTCCGGAGGTTCTTGACCCAGGCGACGACGTCCTCCTTTTCGACCTCGATAAGGTCGTCGCAACCGGACGCCTCCAAAAGCTCCTTTACCGCGTTACGGGTATCACCCTCTGTTTGACTAGTCGGCTTTCGATTGGCGACCCAGGTATCGACAAGATCAGTTTTAAGGGCCTCTCGACGCTCTTTCGTTATTTCCGGGGTATCGGTCGGCGCAACCGCTTCAACGCTGCCTATGGCCTTCCTAGCCTGCTCGCGACGGCTATCGATCTCATTCTCGGCGAGCGGGGTTAGTGTCTTGTCGTAAAGCTCTCGCGCCTTGCGTCGCCGGTCGCGCTTTTCGCTAAAGATCTCCGCGAGGCCGCGCTCCGCGATCTTGAGGAAGTCCATACGGTCCTCCTCGCGCGTATGCTCGAAGTCGTCCTCGATATCTTGGAGGAGTTGCCGGACGGCGGTAATCGCTTTCTTGTTACCCTCTTCGGTATAGATCGGCTCGGGCGGCAAGGTCACGCCGAGGGCGCGCAGACTAGCTTCCGCGCCCGAGAGATTATCCGTATCGATATTCCGGAGCCGGGTGATCTCCTGATCGAAATGGAGCTCCCATTTTTTAGCGGCGATCTCGGCGGCTCGACGGGAGTCCGTATTGAGCGAGATCCCCCATTTTCGCTTCCCGACCATTTCCTGAAGGTCTTTAGGGACCGCTCTCTGATAGTAGAACTTCTTTCCGCGTAGCAAGATCCTGCTCAA